GCGTTGTATCCGCCTGCCAGTGTAGCCCCGTTTCCGCCTGCCAGTTTAGCGTTGTCTCCGCCTGCCAGTTTAGCCCAGTTTCCGCCTGCCAGTTTAGCCCCGTTTCCGCCTGCCAGTTTAGCGTTGTCTCCGCCTGCCAGTTTAGCGTTGTCTACGACATTTTCTTTTTCTGAAACATTATCAACTTCTTCTTTAATCTGCCGATAGGTTACGTCAAAACTTGCCTTAATAAATTCTACTAAAGACAGCCTTGCGCCGATTTTTAGTTTCTTTGTGCAATATTTCTTCTCGTCATTTGTAAGAGTTTCGTCCATTGCTTCTACTTCCGAAAATTCGCACATTTCGCCGTTATTATCAATTAACGGATAATAGTCAAGTACGTCCATAGGATTTTTGCAGAACACGCAAATATTAGCTTCGCTTTCTTCAAAAATCGTGTTCTCTGCGTACTGCTTGCTTTTGCAAATAAGCCCCTTGCGAAAACCTTTATATCCTTTCATTCCCATGCTCATTCCTCCCCATTGCATACTTTCAAAGTTTCATCATCTGTCCTGCGAATAACAATCAACTGACGGCTTACATCTGGAATCCTGTTTTCGTCCAATGATTCTGTATCATCAATCCAAATTGGAAGGCGAATACCATTCATGTCCTGCAATCCTTTTAATAGGAAGATTTCCGCAAGGATTCTGTCTCCGTGGTTCAATCCGTTAAAATAATCAACGCCATTCACATTGATTTTCAACGTTTCCTTGATGTCTCCGCTCAATGTTTCTTCGCTCATTTTAAGTTTGATAAACTCAAATCTGCTGTTTACTATATTTTCCAAAGCTGCATTTTTGGCAATGCTGAAATCCTGCAACATATCAATCTGGCGTTCAACATCGGCTGTTTTCTGTGCCTGTTGCTTAACGGATTCTTTCAACGATTCAATTCGTTTTTCTGTATTTTCAGTATCTCTGATAATAGCTTTGATTTCAGATTCCTTCCGTGAAAGGTCAGCCTTGTAGTTGCTGATACGTTCCGTTACTTGCCGCCATAAATCGGTGGATTCAAAAAGTTTAGATGATTCTTCCTCTGCTTCTTTGAGCCGTTTTTCAAGCGTTTTATATTCTTCCGTCTTCTCAAAGTCGATAGAAAGCAATTTTTCCAACTCAATCTCCAAAGACTTTCTTGCTTCTCTTTTATCAAAAACCTTTTCAGCCCATTCATTTGATTTTTTATTAAAATCTAAATATGTATCAGTTTTTGCTTTGATTGCGGATTCAAGAATATCAACTTTGTCTTTAAGTTCACATAAAGTATCTTCTTTTTCCTTGTATAATTTTTCTTTTACAACCTCTATTTCTTCTGAATTGAACCCCCTGCCACATTTGGGGCAAATATATTCATCGCCGTACTGCACCGCGTCCATGATAGAATGGTAGTGCTTCAACTCAGTGCATTTCGATTTTAATGAAGAAATCTCTCCAAAAACTTTCTCGGTTGATTCATTGTACTTTGCAACTTTTTCCGAAAAGTTATCAATATCCGCATCGATAGCCACTATAGTTTTTTTCAGGGTTTCGATTTTCTCGTTTTTTGCTTTCTTTTGCTCGTCCTCAATGGCGGACATCTTCTTTTTTAAGTCATCAACCAGACCGACAAGATATGTATATCTGTCTATAGAAATATTCAGCGTTTCTTTCAGATTCTCCATACTATCAATGTTTCCGATAATAACCGCTTTCTCGGATTCCAATTTCTGCAAATCAGAATCGTCCGACCTGTCAAGTCTGCGCTGCTCGTAGTCCAATTCAACATTCAGCCTGTCAAGCTCTCCGTTTTCGACAGAAAGGCGTTTTTTTAGTTGCTTCAATGCGTCCTCTGTTTTCTTTCCTGCGGTCATTTCGTAAACGCTTTGATATTCTGCATTTTCTCTGCAAAAACGCTCCACATCGAACCCAGAAAGACCTTCAATGGCTTTTCTTGCATCCGCAGTCGATTTTTTCAAGGTCGACAAAAATACAGACGCATTAGAACACATTGCCACCGTTTCTGTCGGTGCGATACTGGCTAAAAAATCGTTCGCTTCCGCAGATTTTGCAGGAACGCCATCAAGAATATAAACAGTTTCATTTCCGATAAAAACGCCCTTGCGATATTTCCTTTTAGTCACTTTTCTGATTTCGTGTTCAATTCCGTTGATTTCCAAAGTAATCGCTCTTTCGATTTCCTTGACAGGCTTTTCTTCTCCGTTTTCGTCCACAGGACAAATATTGGTCGGTGCGGTACCGTTAGCAAATTTCCCTGTCATAACATCAAAGTAGGCGTTCATCAGCGTGGACTTGCCGCAACGGTTTTTACCTCTGATTTCCGTTTTCTCGGAAAAGTCAACCTCCACATTTTCAGCCCCCATATAGTTTTTAAGGCTGATTTTTTTCAATAACACTTCCGTCAATCACTCCACATCCTTTCTATACATTCGCTACAGCCAACGATTTCTCCGTCATCCCTTTTATAAAGGTATTCGTATTGCGTTTCTTGGCAGTGCGGACATTCTTCCTGCTCTTTTTCGCAGTATCCGCAGCTGTCACATTCAGTCTTTATCCCTGTCCTGCATGGGTAAGCCATCATCATCACCGCCAGCAAGCATAGCCAAGATTTGTTCGGCATTCACAAATTTATCTGTTTTCAAATAGGCAATAACAGCCTTCACCCTGCCGTTCAACTCCCAAAGTTCCTGCAACTCATTCTCTGGTGTCAATTCTCTGCCGTTTTTCATTCTCTCTTTCCTCCCTTTTTCGTCTTTTATATTTTTTTGAGTATTCTTTCTTGTAGGCATCGACCTTCTCCTTATTGCTCTCCTGATAGGCTCGCACGCTTGATATGTATCTGTCTCTGTTCTTTCGGTAACGCTCCCTAGCCTTTTCGCGAATCCTCTCTTTGTTTTTCTCGTAATAGCTTTTCTGGTATGCTTTGGCATATTCTTTGCGTTCTGAATAATACTTTCTGAGGTATTCTTTTTTTCTCAAGCCTGTTTTGCTTCTCGTCATCCCTGCAATTCTGTTGATTTCAGCGTCCGTTACATACTCCTTACGCGAAAAATCATCACAGATGCAATCTGGGTGCGGACATTCAAAACAGTTGAAATCGCATACAGGCTTTTTCATTTTTCCTGCCCTCCGTAGAACAAACTGCCGATTGCGATTGCAATCATAACGCTGCTTGCGAGATAAAACATTATTCTCCCGTCAGCATTTTCCAGAACAAACACCATGACACAAAGAGAAAGAAACGTTCCCAGAAACATAGCTGCCCACCGCAGCAGACCACGGCGGATATAAAACGCCGCCCGTTTCCAATTTCTCATAACCTCACCACTTCCCCATCACTTTCAAAGAACTGACTGTAGCGGAAACTCTCTGTATAACCTCCTGCAAACATGGCGGTGAAGATGAATGGATACAACCCTGTTACCGTTCCTGTTCTTCTTTTTCGCAGGACGTTCGCTCCATGCCTATCCTTGCCGAACTCAAGCACCTTAACCTTCTTGCCTACAAACAGTTTCTTTTGCGCTGTTTCTCTGATTTGTTCGATTTTCATGTTTTGCACCCCTACCTTTGCTACACTCCGGGCAATAATAGCCCTTTTGGGTATCCTGCGTTGCGGCAACGTTCCAAACCTTACCGCAGATATTGCAGGCTACTACTCTTTTATTTGTTGGCGTTCTGCGCGGCAACCCGATTGACATTTCCTATCCCTGCCCTTCTTATTTCTTCTGGTTAAAAAAGGCATACAGGAAAATCAGAACCATTTCCGATGCGATTGTCACGAAAACGCCTGCGATAAATGGGTTAATGTACATCTTCGCCACCCCTTTCTTCGACCTTATCCGCGATGTGCCATGCGCTTATAATCACATTCAGCAAAACAACCGGAAGAAGAAAGTATTTTGCTTTTCCTAACAAATGCAACGTAAGCGCATAAACCGCCGAATTGCAGATGATTGAAAAAACGCACAGAACCAACTCCTTATTCATCTTTTTCCCTTTCAAAATTGCGTACGAATATGCTACAGAGAGAAAAAGCCAAATTGTGGCAAAGAGAAAATCGATTGGTCTTCTTGCGAAAAATAAACCTAATGCCATATCCGAAAAAACGCTAAAATATAGCGCGGATAAAACCAGTTTCTGTTTCATTCCTTTTCCTCCTTTTCTTCCTTTTTCCGCTCTGCCATGCTCTCTACTTTGCCGAGGATATAACCCTTGTCAAAATCGGACATCTGCGGAATTGCTTCTTTCAGCTTTTCTACTACCTGTTTTTCCTTTTCGCTCATTTCCTGCACCTCCTTTAAACTGTTTTATCTGCGTTCAAAATTTTCTTTCTGATGGCATCCACGCCCTTCTGATAAACAAGTGTTTTCGTTGTCACGCAAGGTTCTCCCTGTCTGGTATATTTCTGCTCGATAACTCTAAACCATCCGCAATCGATATATCTTTGATATGGCACGTTCCACCTATCCAGAATTCCGTTGTTACGCAGAAACTCAAAAAGATTGTTCCGTCCGTATCCCTTAATTCCAAGGACTTTTGATACCTCATTCATTGAGATTGCAGTTCGGCTATCGGCTACGGCATCGAAAAACTCTGCCTTTGGCTTCATTTGCTCAATCTGCTTGTCCTTTTGGGAAATGATGTTCTGCGCCACAATCAAGGCGTTTGCTACAATCTGCTCTGGAGTAAGGTTTTCTTGGTTGGCAATATAACCGCCATTCTTGCGGATAGAGGGAAGTACCTCTGACGTAACCCATTTGCGGAAAGGCTTTGCTTCTGGCTTATCACTGCGGAGAATGACATTATATAAGCCGCTTTCGTTGACAACCGTCATTTCCTGTTCTCCGCCAAGGGTGGGAATCTGATTCCGCCCCTTTTCATCATCATCCAATCTCTCAAACACCTTATGTGGGCTACTAAGACCCAATACCTCACATACATCTTTCAGCACCCACCAAGGCTCGCCATCCTTCTGGATGGTTCTAACCTCTTTTCCGTTGTATTTAAAAATCTGTAAATCGTTCATTGCACCATTCCTTTCTGTGTTATAATTTCCTTATCATTTGATAAGGGGGTGAATTTATGGCAAAATGTCCATTGAACAATTTTTCATCATGCCAAAACGATTGCGCTTGGTATCTTCCTAAATCGCAGTGCTGCTCTGTGGCAAAACTGGCAAAATTAAACAGCATTGATGCAATTTCGGAATTAAAAGCAATCCAGAGAAATCTTTCAAGTATCGAAGAACGAATCAATCGTTGATTCTAATCAAAATCGTATTTGCGATTCTGTCGATTTCTCCCGCAATACGGATTTTCACATGAACATCCTGTGTCTTTTTGCCTTCCTCTTCCAACTCTTTCATCTGTCGGAAGAGGATTTCTTTTACATCTAAATCGAGTTTTCTTTCTTCCATCGTTCCACCTCCTTCCCTGTTTTGTGGTATAATCCCTTTAAAAAGGAGATTTTCAAAATGTTTCATGATTACGATAGAATCAATAAAATAATGCAGAGCAACTTAGATGCCATGTCCCCAGATTATGAAGAAGGTAAAAGCCCTCTTGAAATGATGGAACACCAGACGGCTTTTCTTGAGAAAACATCTCATGAACTCCGCAATCTTGCTGATTCTGCAAAATCTCAAGCTGAATCTGCCAAAGCAGTCGCGGACAGTTCAAAAATTCAAGCTGATGCAGCCATCGAACAATCCAAATTAGCGAAGGAAACGGCGGAATCGTCCAGAAAATATTCCAACATTTCTGTCATAACATCCATTGTTTCCATCACAATTAGTATCGCAGCCATCATATTACCCTTGATATTGAAATCATGAAGGCTACAATAGAAACCGCTAATGCAACCAAAGAAAAGTAAAATACTTTTTTCATCCCACCACCTCCTTATTTCGTTTACCCTGTAAACATATTATAGTCCCTAAGAAACCCAATGTCAATGCTAAACGTTGACTTAGTAAATATTTCGGTGTATAATAGGTATGAAAGGAGGGATAGAATTGAACGAAAGAATCAAAACATTAAGAAAAGAGTTGAAAATGACTCAAGACGCATTTGCATCCAAAATCGGTTTGTCAAGGAATTTCATTGCGCAGATTGAAATTGGAACGAAAGTTCCGTCTGCCAGAACAATTTCAGACATTTGCAGAGAATTTGATGTAAATGAAAACTGGCTAAAAGATGGTACGGGAGAAATGTTCATCGAAAAAACAAAAAGTGAGCAAATTTGGAAAATGCTTTCGGATGTAACGAAAGATGATGAAGATTCTTTTAAGCGTCGTCTTGTTGCGGCTCTTTCAAATCTTGATGAATCTGGATGGATTGTATTAGAAAATTTAATAAACGACATTCAGAAAAAAGGGTAAAAGAAAATCGAGGGTAATGTACAAACCCTCGATTTTTATGTAAAAAAATAATTATAAAAAAAGATTCTTAACCGCCGTGTATATCGCCTTCAAGAATTCCCTATTATCGCAATTCTTTGTCATTTTAATGATTTCTTTTCTATAAAATTCGTTTGTTCTGTGAATATTATCATTTCTTGTCATAATCTTAACGCCCTTTCTACATTTTCGACATTTTTAGCTATAGACTTTTTATTTTCAAGGTTTACAATAGATATTGGGCGGCGAGAACGCCAATCCAAACGCCGCCCAATAACCAGAACTGCGGCGCACCTGTTTTTTTTAGGTACAAGCCAATTATACCAGAAGGGAGAAGGATTCCAGTGCAGTTGACTACCAAACATTCAGCAAAACTTTCCATTCAACTACAAAATAGAAAGGTGTGTGAATTATGGGGTAAACCCGGGGCAATGTATATCAAATCTCAAAACCGAGCTATGCCGCGAGATGCTTCTAAAGGGGTGGAACGTTGCGCAGCTTTCCATCCAGTGCGATTTATCATACAAGGCTATGTATAATATCATCAACAAGGAACCGGAAGATATGCGGCTTTCCACGTTCGTTAGAATCTGCGACAATGTCGGTATATCTCTGGTAAAGGTTCTGGAAATTTCCAATTCGGAAATTATTGACGATGGGCTGTCCAAGGCTCTCATCACTTGTGGCGGCAATCGTTACATATTGAAACGAATATTTTAGGATTGAGGGGCTTTTATTAGCCCCCTTTCCTTTTTACCTGTAGGTGATTCTCTCGATACGGTCCAGGATTTTGTCCGCATCCTGTTCTAACTCTGGGAAATATTTTACAATATCAATCGGATAATCTGGATACTTCCCGACCTCATTCTTGTAAATTTCCCTTGCTGCATCTAAATCGTACCTTTCGGAAAGTCGGGTCAAAATACAATGATACAGATAGCTGCGGCTGTTTCCGCTGTCTCTGCAAAGTCGATACATCCTGCCCTTGTTCCTCTCGTACCAGTCAGATACAATCGGCACTCTGGGCGTGAAATCCTCTGCGAGCGGTTCTTTGTAATATGGCTCTTTCTGCACCGCTCTGACCTTGAAATAGGCGTTTACAAGCTGCCGCTGCACCTTCCACGATAAATCATCGGTAAAGGACTTCGCTATAAGCAAATATCCGCTTTCGGTCAATAGCGTTATTCCCCTTGTTGGAACATCAATATTCAAAAGGGACAAATTGTCCCTTTTAGAAATATCCCTTGTCGCAACAATAAAATCCTCGTTTTCGATAAAGTGTTTCTTGTTCCTTGTAAAGTTTCTTTTTGCAGTTCCGGCTTTGTTTCCGTGAACCGCATCAATGTCCTTGAAGGTTACAACTCTTTCGCCGTTGTACTCTCTGATTTGCATTTCGGTGTTTTCGATAGTAATAACGCCATTCATTTCCATAACCTCCTTCAATCTTAACTTGAAAGAGATTTCCCTTTATGTTAAAATATTCCATAGAGAGAAATCTCCGTTTTAGAGTAGTCAGATACCGCCAAGTAATCGTTGACTACTCTTTTTCTTTTGCCAAAAGAAGATGTATCCCTCTCCTAATTGCTTCGCCTTTGGTAATACCGTATTTCTCACAGTATTCTTTCAGCCTGTTTTCAGTTTCGGCATCAAGACGAATGCTAAATCTGTTAGACTTAGGATTTTCCGCTTTCGGTCTCCCCGCTGGTGACATCAAACCACTTCCTTTCTTGTCACACCTTTATTGTATTTATGTCACACATAAATGTCAATATTTTTTTGATTTTTTTGTGCGTCCGTTTTTTGGACGTACAAATTTCGATTGTGATAACGTCTGTCATATAATTCACCATCCTTTAAAATTTGATTTATCTGCAAAAGAATGATAAAATATGATTACCAATCAATTAGCAGATTTTTTGGTGTTGAGTAGCCCGTCCTTTTATCTTGCCGGATAAGCGGGCTACTCTTTTTTAAATATTCCTTGCCTTTTGGTATTCGTTTTCAATACCGTTTCTTACTACCTCAGCTTTGCTTACTCCGAATTTTTCTGCCGAAAACTCCAATTTTTCCATTGTTTCTTTGTCAATCCTCGTTCTAAGCATAATGTCTTTCGGATTATCCTTTATTTTTTGACCCAATTTCGGAGACATTTCCACCACCTCCTTTCAAATCGTTGCTACAATTTAATTATATAATGTTGCTACATTTTGTCAAGTGTTTTCTTAAAATTCCCAAAAGAAAAAGCACCGCTTTTCTGCGATGCTCATTCTCTATTGCTTTTTATTCTTTTTCTTTTTTGATTCTATCCTTATTCCGTAATTTCCATGTAAACAGCTTTCACACAAGGGATTGTTATAGACTTCCCCAAAATACTTGTATATTTATACTCCCCTGCTGATTCGCCGTAGAATGTTACAATATCATCTTCAAGGAATTTTCCATCCTTGTTGTCTGGGCTGAGCTTTACAAACACATTATCATCCCATAAACCGTAATCACCTTCCGTAACAGGAATCAAATATTCGGAAGTGCTACTGTCAGAATCTTTCACGACCTGCCTAATTTGTCCGCGGAACTTCACTTTCTGCCCTTCGTATTCGTCTGGTTTCCTTGCCAAATCATCATAGGAAACATCTATGCACTCAGACTTGTACTGCTCAGGCGAAATATTTTCTGAATCGTCTTTTTCCCCTGAACCATCTCCGCCGCCAATCGAAGCAATCGCAATAATAATTAAAAAAATCCATGCAATAATAAATTTCAACTTACCGCCTTGCTTTTTCCGACAATTCGGGCAAATCTTAGCTTTTTTCGGAATATCTGACTGGCAATGTTTGCACTTTTTTACTTCATTTTCTTTGTTTTCCATGGTTAAACTCCTTTTCAATATTATTTTCTCGCTTCAACGTATACCTCATACTTATCAAATTCATTTTCTGGGAATAGCTCAAATTCTTCCGTAACTGTTCCGCCTGCGCTCAGTTTGTAGCTATTATCGTCTAAATATTTGTAATCAGAACCAACTACTTTCCCATTTTTGAAGAAAAATACAGTTGCCTTTACAAATTCCATATCATAGTTTCCTAAGTTTGTAGCAGCAACAAGAACCTTATCCCCTGCTTTGGAGGAAGTTGTTTTCAAATCTGCGGTTGCTGATTTGAAATATGTTTCTTTTTCTGTTTTTAATGTATATGTTGTTTTTGCAGGAACACTATCAAAAATATGTGTCAAGATAGCTGTTTCTCCACTGCCGACAACAGGAGCAGAATCAGACTTTGCCCCGATAGAATTTCCTGCCGCATCCTTTGCAACTACATTGCTTTCAATCCTCAGCGCATCGGGAGAATTATTTGTTACAAGAAGGTCATAATAAAAAGAACCGTATTTCTCATAATAGTATTCTTTTGCGCTTAATTCTGTTGTCTGATTGCTTGTTGTTGGCGTGGTATTCTGCGGCTTTTCGCCAAGATAAACCGTTTTCGTTGCGCCATCCCATGTAACATCTTTACCAACTGCTTCTGCAACTGCTCTGACTGGCAGATACGTTGTGCCGTTGTAGGTAAATGGTTCTTTGCTTGTGTTCAGTTGCTTTCCGTCAATCATAATCTTGATGTTGCTGAATGATACGGGAATACTTGTATTTGCTACTTTAGCAAACGCCACCGTACCAGAACCAAGCACCATGGACGCAACCACCGCACCAAAAATCATGTCTTTTAATCTTTGAAATTTCATATAAAACCCTCCTTTTTGTTTTGTCCTTCCATCATATAACACTAACAAAATTTTTTCAATATTTTTTGCCTTTTTGGTGGGTTTTTGAAATTTTATTTTAATTTTTTTCGTCCCGTATTCGCCACTATAAGCCGCTTTTTTATTTCGCTCGACCGATTGACCGCCAAAAAAAGAAAATGCCCTCTCACAAGCCGCAGAGGGGCAGAGAAAGCATTTCCTTATTCAGTTTCTCAAGGTCGAATTTTTCAAGCCTTGACAGGTCAAACGCCTGTAATTTTTCTATACATTCTTTTCTCGTTTTTCCGTAAACGCCTATCAGCATACCGCTTTTTTCTTCTGTCACGCCCCAAGAATTTCCAGAGCCGCAGATATAAAAGGCGAATCTTCCACGTTCTACCTTGTACCCCTCAGCCTGCACACGTTCCTTTTTTCGTCCTGTAAGCTGACGGACTGCGAAAAACTTTTCTTTTTTCATGTGGTTACACCTCCCTTTTACACAGAAAATCCGTAGAACGTCAAGCCCTGCGGATGCCTTTTTTCCCTTGGCTTGTCTCATCAGTTGGAAGGTTGCCGCCCTACCCAAGACCGCCCGAAGGCGGTTTCGACTTAATCTGCTAAAATTGACCTTGCGGTGTTAAAAACGTAAAGTCTGTTGTGCGGATGATGTTTGAAATCTCCGTTGTTTTTAATCGTTTTCCCGATATTTTCATATTTAAGGCTGACAACGATTAAATATTTTTCGAGCATTTCATCGGAACATTTTAAGCAGTTTATAGCATTTTGGATGCTGCTTTTATTGCTATTCCAGTAAATACCTTCGATTCTGCATTTCTTTTCTTCCTGTAATTCGTTAAATTCTTTCATTAAATCTTTCTTTGTCATTTTGATTTCCTCCTTCGTTGTCCTCTGTTGTTTTCTATGGTCTTATTATATCGCTAACGTGTTATTATTGCAATATGTAATAATAGCCAAAATAACACGATAACACTATATATTTATTGTGCAAATTATATATCGTTATCGCTATAAATATGTAACGATAACATTAACACGATAGCACTAATATGTTGACACGATAACATTATTATGATATCGTTATAATAAATAACACGATAACAAAAAAGGAGGTCACAAGATGACTACAAGTAAAGCCCATATAAGGGCAACCGCGAAATATGAAAAGAACAACTATTTTAAAACCCTTGTCAGATTTAAAAAGGAGGACGAAGAACGAATCAGAAACGCCGCAGGGGACAGTCTGAACGGATTTATTGTTAAATGCGTATTAGAAAAGCTGAACGGAGAAGAATCTACAGAAGTAGCAGACACTACACCAGATACAGCAACAGCGGAGATTGCCCCTGTAGAGCCAGAAATACCAGAACCGACTAAGCCGCTACCAGATGCAGAAACGCCCAAAAACGGCTTAAAACCGCTAACAATCGAGGATATCCAAGCCATGTTTGATAACAGGAAAACAGACGAAATCAGACAGGAGGAAGAAAGACAGGAGCGGAAAGAACAGGAGGAGCAGGAGCGGCGAAAGCTGCTGGCTAATCCAGAATATGCCGCCACCTATGCCCAGCTTATGGCAATGGAGACCGCAGAGAAGGAAAAGAAACGAGCCGAAATGCTCACCAGAGCGAGATTAGAAACATTGTAAACCTGACCGCCAGAAATGGCGGTTATTTTAATTGACAATTTTCTATCTTTTTCGAGATATATTTTTGTGTCTTAAAAAAGCCATATTCCATTGACTTTGTGGCTCAAAAATAGTATGATATATGAAATCAGGAAAGGAGATTGATAAATATGATTAGATTCAAATTTTCGGTTTACGAGGCGTTGGAAACAGCTGGCATTACTTCTTACACTGCTATTAAATATGGGGTATTTTCGCAAGAAACATGGCGGAAAATTAAGAAAAATGATACAAATATCAGTATGAAAACGTTAAACAATATTTGCAAAATCCTAAATATGCAGCCAGAACATTTAATCGAATACGTTCCAGATGATAATTGACAACTGTATATCTGGGAAAATCTAGCTTACTTTAGACACCGATACCCCATACAAGCATCTGTATCTGTAAGGGGTTAAAAAGAATGTAATCTAGTATCTTACTTCATACAGTAAAACCAATGAAATCTAATATATTCAAGAATGAAATCTAAAAAAGAATTTAAGTACGTAGTAATATATTAGATCTTAAAACAAATACAGAAACCGATTAAATCATAAAAAATAAAATTCCCTATTGACAGAATGATTAAATTTTTGTATCATATCCAGCAAGAAAGAAAATTGAATTTAAAAGGCATCCAGCTAACGCCGTTGCTCTGGATGACCTGAACGGCAAGGACGGCACCCCAATTATTGATTAAGATACCAACACGCCACAGAATGAGAGTAAAATCTTTTTCTGTGGCTTTTTTAATTTACCGCAGCAGGAACGAGGAAGGAGGCGCGGATCATGGAAAATAAAATTTACGATTCAGAAATCGAGGCGTGTCTAGATTCGTTTTGTGCCGAAAAGGGAATTTCGGACATGTCCAAGGAATCACAAAGCGTCTGGAATGCCGCCCTAATGTATATTAAAAAAATTGTATTCCCGGATGTTAAACAGTTAAAATCAAATACCCTATTCAAAAATGGTATAGGAGCAATGAGTAATTGTAATGCCTATAACTATGAACTTGTAGACCATATCTGCGATATATATATATATATATCCCTGATGAATGACAAAGAAGTATCTATCAATGGCTTTAGTTTTTTAACAGGGATAAGTAGAGATGCAATAAAAGAATGGGGAAATGGTAATAAAAAACTAAGTGATAAAGCTTTCAAAATCTACAAAAAGCTAGTAGATGTAAGGCTTGAGAGTTTATCGGGCAAACTAGCCACAGGAAAGCAGAACCCTGTAGGCGTTATCGCAATCCTAAATCACTTTTACGGTTGGAACAGCCCGTATGCGCCAGATGCTAACAGACATCGCACCGCCCTATCAGCTGCCGAACTTCCAAGACTGAACGAGGTTAAAACTGTTGAAATTGCACAAGATGCAGACAGATTGACGGACAGCGGAAACGAATAAATCAATATCTAGTTTAAAATAAATGCTTGACACAAGATATTGATTTAAAACTATTCGCATAACTATCATTTTGCGAATAAATACAGAAAATTATAGCCAATGCGGATGAACAGCGGTTGTTGCGGCTTGGATGATTCCGCCGTTGAAAATAGACGGGGGTGGGGGTCTGAAGGGGTTCAGAAAAAGCCCCTACTTAGTCCCATAAATATCCGCAAAAACAAAAAGCCCCTCTATCTGCACAAAGGAGTGAACAATATGCTTTCTTTAAACCCGTTTAGAAGAATTAAGGATTTAGAATTCGAAGTTGGTTTACGAGATGATACAATCAAAGACCTGAAAAACACGATTGAGAGGTTAGAATCTCCCACAAAGCCAAAGTATCATCCAAATGTAACCTGTACTGACTGCGAATATTGCATTGTTGAGGAGCAGACACACTATAAAGGCTATTATTGCAGACTAAATAATAACTGCGAAGATTACACTTTGAAAGAGCGAGTAGGCGGTGTCACAAATGTACGATGAAAAAGAATGTTGCGGTAAGTGCAGATATGCTAGTATAGACCGAGAGTTGCTTTTTACTTGCAATAACGAGAATAGCGACTATTACACAGATTACACAGAATATGATTATGGCTGTGATTATTTTGAGCCGAAGGAGTGAACCACATGAGAATTTTAAGCCAAAACAAGACTACTTCCATCGATGAAAGCGGAGTACCTTTGTCAGTTTCCGGAAATTGCGTTATAGCCGCTCTTAATAATGCATCCTTTGAGATTATCACCCTTGGAAAATATAAGAGCAAAGAGCAAGCAATGGAAATTCTTGCAGATATTCATGCTCTGTATGAAGAACTCCCCTTTTCCGGCAGCACAGTTTTCTGTATGCCAGAGAAATAAACACAGATATGCACCAGTAGTTTAATGGCGAGAACGTCAGACTTCCAATCTAACGGCGTGGGTTCGATCCCCATCTGGTGCTTTTCATCGGGTTTGAACATTTTCCAGGTGGATAACACGACCTTTCACCCACTAGGGGAATCCTGTTAAGAGCCATCGCACGGCTCGGTGGGTTTTTGGCTTGTATGCTTTTGGGACTGGCAGCAAGACCAAACACTAACTTCATATATGGGGCGTTTAACGGCATCACGCCCCACTCTGGATTCTTAGCTCAGCTGGTCAGAGCATCCGGCTCATAACCGGACGGTCCTCGGTTCAAGTCCGAGAGAATCCATTTGCGGTCTTTCGGTATCGTGGTTTATCGCAATCATTGATCGAGCTGACTGGTCGTATGATTCGGGGTCGCTCCCCTCCGTGGAAATCGGACGGAACACAAACCGATAGGAATTGTGACACATCGGAGAGCAACGATGCGGGATGCTCAGGATGGCATCAACAGGGTATGGACGCTACCAACATACTTGGAGTGATGAAAACTGCGTTCAAGGCAGTCCGTTTTGCTGGTTTCGTGACTGACAATAAACCAAAAACTGAAAAATCATGATGGGGATTGGATAGAAACTTGATTTAGGTGAGGTCGATTCGGATTTCACTATTAGAGATGGTGTCTTTTAAATCCCCATCCTCTGCCAACATACCGAAACGGTTATAACGGCGTGGTCTTGAAAACCATTGTGTCGGTTAGAATCCGACATGGGGGTTCAAATCCCTCTGTTGGCGTTTGGGTTCACGATGAAAACCTTACTCGCAACCTTATGGGTTAAAATCGTTGTAAAAATGCGTGCGCCGAAAGCATTCTTTTAGGTCTGCGATAAAGCGGACTTGCCCCGGGTTATTAGCCTGCAAGTAGACATGGCATAATTCAATTTTGAATTATGGTAGATGGTGGCGGAATAGGTATACGCTTGGAGTTCCCATTATGAATAATAATGCCAAGAAAGCACTCCCAATGGGACACAGGGAGATAGGTCTTTTATGCGTGGTGCAAATCCACGCCCATCTAATAGGTCTGGTAGCACCAGAATAGAGTGTTGGTTGCATGAATCCCACTTGAATTAAAAAAATGCCGATAAGCAGATTGGTTGTTGCCTTTTCTGCTTGTCGGAGGATGCACAGTTTATTCAGATTTTTTTATAAAAAAAGGCGGTGTTTGCAATGGCGAAAGGCGTAAAAACCATAAACAAGAGAAAATTCTTTGAAGCATTTGAATCGTTCTGTAGCGGTCGCATAACGCTGTCCAAAGCTGCAAGGCATATCGGCATCAGCGTGCCTACTGCATCAAAATATTTCAATATGCACATAAAGGGAGAACCGTTTCCAGATACACTGTTTGGGACTGAAAAAGACCAAGAACAGTTGGAGGAATTTCTCAAATTCAAAGAGGAGTTGCGAAAATGAGTGATTGCGATTTAAGAACTTGCAGATACAACAAAGACGGAAAATGTACTGATGCTGACAACCGAAAAGAATGTGTTAAAATTGCAAAAATGGTATTATGCAAGGATTTTGCCTATGAGAGAGAAATCAATAACGGGTAAATACATAGGGAACGCAATCGGATATTGCCACTGCAAGGCTCATACTGGTGCGTTGAACAAGGAGCTTGCTTACAAGCATAAATGTATTGCTAAGCGGTGCAAATGGCTTGAGAAGTACAATGATGAGGCGTGGAGAAGAAAAGAAAGGTATGTGCGGTAATGAAAAGCAAAACACTTGAAGAATTGGCAGAAGAAGCTGTTGATAATGCACTGAAGAACATTGAAATTAGCGGCGTTCACTTCAGACAGTTTGTTGAAAAATTCGGAAACGCCAACGAAAATACGAAATGCAATTTATCTATTTGTAGATATAACAAATGTAGAAACTGCATAGACAATGAAGCCCGAAAGGAGTGTGTAACTGCATTAAAATCTCTTTTGGGAATTTGAAATAAACGGAGGAAATGATATGAAAAAAATTTGTTGCTTGGTAGCAATAGGTTTCGCTTTAGTTTGCGGAATGACTGGTGCTGCAACTATTGGCAAAATGATTGCAAATACTAGAAACGCCACAAAAGGAGTGGTTCATAGAACCATTACCGTGTATACAGCAGATGGAAAGAAAATAGCAAATTATGAAGGGAAAATCGATATTGATACAAACGACGGCGGTTATGTTAAATTTGATTTTGATGGGAAAAGATATATTTACTACAACTGCTTTGTGGAAACCATTGCAGACATAAACTAAAAACAATTACCGACTAACAATTTGGAAGTTAGCCGCTAACCCTAAACATCTGAGGGCAAAGGATTTTTGCACCTTTGCTTATTTGAGCGGAGGTGCTTTTTTAATGGCAAGTTTTGAATTGATGAGTGCCGTACGGGAATACGAAGAATATATAAAAACAAATGGAATCGATGAGCGAGTTATTGATGCGTATTGCGAAGCTGTCAAAACCGCTGTTGTAAACGAGAAGGATATTGAGTACGGGCTTAAAATCTCAAAAAGGTGTAAGGAAATCATTGAAACATTTTGTGTTACTACTTCTGGCGGTACAATTTGGGATTTGGAAAAATACTCCTTCAAAGAAAAAGTAAGCTATGAAATTATAGAGAAATTTTATTCCATCTTGCTTATAGAGGCACAGAATAAGGTTGTTGATAGTTTCTTTCGGTATATCGAACACAAAAGAGAGCCGAAAGAACGATTTTATATGCCGAGAAGAAAACAGTTTTTGAAAATCGGTCTGATTGATGCACTGCAAGGGATGATTGATGATAAGTATGATATTTTGTGCATCAGTCTAATTCCTGGCGCTGGGAAAACAACTATCGAGAAATTCTTTAATGCGGCGGTCATTGGTTGGTTTCCGAAAGATTTTAACCTCTTTTATTCTCATAGTGGGGATATTACGAGGATGTATTATGATGGCGTATACGATATTGTCACGAACATAGACGATTACGCATGGAACGAGATATTTCCAAACCTACACGTTACCAGTACAAACGCAAAGATGGAGCAGTTTAACGTAGGAAAATATAAACCCTTCCCTTCTGTTCAATGCACATCCGTAGGCAGCAAAAATGCCGGTAAAGTAAGGGCATCTAAATTTCTGCTTGTTGACGATATGATAGGCGGTATCGAAGAAGCAATGAACCCTATGATACTTGATAAACTGTGGAATAAATACGCAGTCGATGCGAGACAGAGGAAAATACAGGATTCCGAAGGCAAAAACTGCAAGGAAATACATATTGCTACACGATGGTCTGTGCATGATGTTATCGGGCGTATTCAAAATATGTATGAAGGAAATCCGAGGGTTAAAACCATAGCAGTACCAGATATTGACCCGATTACGCAAGAAAGCAATTTCGATTATGAATTTTCTGGGTTTACAAAAGAATTTTTTGAAGACCAACAGTTGCTGATGGACGATATTTCTTATCGTTGTCTGTATAAGCAGGAGCCTATTGAGCGTGAGGGATTGGTTTTCCCTGAAGACAAGATACGAAGATACCTAAATCTCCCACATGGCGAACCAGAAATTATTACCGCACAGTGCGACACGAAGGGAAAAGGCACAGACTATTTTGTCCTGCCAATCCTGCAAAAATACGGTGATGACTACTACTGCGTGGATTGCGTTTGCGATAATACCGCAGATTATGAAATGCAATATGAAAACGCCGCAAATGCTATTGTCAATAATGGAGTACAGGAGTGCGAATTCGAGCGAAACGCAGGCGGAGACAGGGTTGCTATGGAAGTGAATAAACGTGTAGAGGCTAAGGGTTGGATTTGCAATATTACAGATACGCCTACCGAAACGAACAAAGAGGCAAGGATATTCCAGTGTTCCAACTGGATATTGCAACACGTTATTTTCAAGGATGAATCCATGTATTCCCCGAAAGAGCCTTATGGAGTAATGATGTCACTTTTGAAACGGTATTCTGTAAGTAGCAAGAAACAGCTTGATGACGTTCCGGACGTTTTTTCCAACTTTGCGGTAAGAATCACAAAGGGAAACAGGATTGCGAAAGTAGAGGCAACCAGAAATCCGTTTAGAGGGGGCGTATATTATTGACAAAGGAAATATTGAAGCAATACACAGACCTCCAACAAGAATGCGACGAGGTAAGAGAAAAAATATCAACTCTTGAACAGCAGATTATAAAAATAGAGCAGGAAGGAACTGTTCTTGACAAAGTATCTGGCGGTGTTGGCGGATTGGAAACATTTGTCATTGAGGGCTTCCCCTATCCAGAATATAACAGAAAAAAAGCGTTGCTTTATTCAAGGAAAGCAACATTATGCGAACTTGAATTAGAGTTGTTGGAAACGATAAACAAAGTCGAAGCGTTTATAGCTGATATAAACGATAGCCATATGAGGCGAATTATCCGACTTAGATTTATTGATGGTCTTTCTTGGGCTGATGTTGCAAGAAGGGTTGGAGGCAATACTGAGTATAGTGTAAAGAAAATGTTTTATCGTTTTCTTGAAAATTAGAAAGTTGTCCCGAATGTCCCGAAAAAGTGTGGTATATTTAGAATAAAGAAATATGCAAGCGGACGAACACCGATTTTTGTCGGTGTTTTTTGTTTTGTTTTTTATCGGGAGGTGCCGCATGAGTAATAGAATGACACTCCAAGAGATTGTTCGTGGGAATTACGGCAGAAAAATTGCATACACGAATGTAGAGAAAATAACGCCAGAGAATATCGTTTCTGTAATCGGAAAGTGTATCGGAGTTTTCAATGCAAATAAAACGGTCATTGAATACCTTTGGAATTACTACAAGGGAGACCAGCCGATACGTTACCGCAAAAAGGTTGTCAGAGACGATATCGTGAATAAGGTTGTTGAAAACCACGCATATGAAATTGTACAGTTTAAGGTCGGGCAAACATACGGCGAACCCGTGCAATTTGTTAGCCGCAAGGATGATGAGCGGATAAACAAAGCTGTAGACATTCTGAATGATTACATGGTGGATGTTGATAAACAGTCAAAGGATATTAAGTCTGGAGAATGGCAATCAGCAACAGGTACATCGTTTAAAGCTGTGCAGTTTTCGGACGGAGATATTAAATTTCGCATTGTATCCCCCACTCCGCTGAACACATTTGTAATTTATAACGCAAACACAGAAGAACCGATTTTGGCGGTGCAGGAATCGAAGGATAGGAACGGAAAAATGTATAAGAGGTGCTTTACGGAGACACATTCCTGTGAAGTACATGATTCTTCCGTTACAGATTGGAGACTTCATGCTTTTGGCGGTATACCGATTGTGGAATACCCTAATAACCATGAGCGGTTATCTGATATTGAACTTGTTATTGACATTCTGGATTCCATTAACAATATGCAGTCGAACCGCATGGATTCGATTGAACAATTTGTGCAATCGTGGATAAAGTTTGTAAACTGCGATATTGATTCGGAAGAATTTGAAAAAATGAAAATGCAGGGTGCATTGGTTGTCAAGTCGAACAACGGCGAAAATAAAGCGGATGTCGATATTATGACACAGGAATTGAACCAGACGGAATCACAGGTTGCAAAGGATGACCTGTGGGACAACGCCCTTTCCATTCTCGCCATTCCGAATAAAAACAACAATAACTCTGGCGGAGACACGCAGGGGGCGGTGCAGCTTCGTAATGGTTGGGATTTCTCCAAGACGAGAGCGAAGCTGAAAGACCCCATTGTAAAATCGGCAGAGAAACGCCTTGCAAAAGTTGTGCTGAATATCATCCGCATTAAGCATGAAGATTTAGGCATTACCACAAGGGATTTTGATGTGCAGATAAACCATAGTCCACAGGACAATATGTATACAAAATCACAGACACTTTATCAGCTGTTGCAGGCAGGAATACACCCGCTTATCGCAGTTAAGACAGTTGGGTTGTGGGGAGATTCCGAAAAAACATTCCTTCTTTCTAAGCCTTATATGGATGCTTTGTGGCAGACAGCGGAAGAAAAGGAAGAACAGGAACGCAAGGCGGCAGAGATTGCGAAACAATCTCAATCGGTTGCAGAAGAATAAAGAGGTGGTTTCATGTCAAGAATCCCAAATGATGAATTGCATACAGAGAAAATTGTATATGAAACCTATTTTGGCGAAATGGAAATATCTGACGAAGAAAAGAAAGAACGGCTTGAGTTAGCAAAAGAACTTGAGCCGATTTTTATTTCGTTTTTTTATGCTTTCTTGGAATCTGGAGAGGATGAAGATAATTTCCTACAAAGTCTTTCTGCGGAATATCGGAAAGTGGCGTTGAAGTTTCTAAAGGTCAGAGAACCAACAGCATACATAAAAGAATATTCGGAGAAAATCACAGAAGATATTATCCGAACAACCGTTGAAAATAAGGATACGCCCTACTTTACATCTGTTGAGCGAGCCATGAATATTGCGGCGAATGAAGCAAATACCATTGGCAACTACCGAGAATACACCAGAATGGTTAAGCAAGGTTATAAGTACAAGACTTGGATAACCATGCTTGATGATAAGGTGCGGCATACACACGCCGAAGCGAATGGGTATAAAGTCGGGATATTCGATTCTTTTCATATTGGGGCATCTGAAATGTCCTTCCCTCGTGACTACTCTTTAGGGGCCAGTGCGGAAGAAATTGTAAATTGCAGATGTAGTCTGAAATACACGAAAACTTAAACAGTCCTTATGGGCTGTTTTTTGTTTGCAAAAAATAAGCAGCTATGCGGTAAATAGCAAAACTCAGCAGGCGCGACCTGCGGTAACAAAAGCGTGAGTAAAAGAACAGGAGGTAATAACCATGAAACGAGAAGATGTGCTGAAACTTTTTCCAGAAGCAACAGATGAGCAGATTACCAATCTGTTGAATCAGAGCAACAAGGAAGTGCTGAACGAGAAAAACAAGGTAGCGCAGTACAAAGAAAAAGCCGATAAAGCAGATGAATTACAGGCTAAGATTGACGAATTGGAATCCAATGGATTGTCTGAGACCGAAAAAGCCAACAAAGCGTTGGAAACGGCAAACGCAAGAATCGCAGAACTTGAAAAGGCACAGACATTGGCAAACCAGAGAGCGGCGGCGGCTGAAAAATTCAAAGTAACCGCTGAACAGGCGGCGCAGATTGTGAAGGATGACGGCACATTTGATTATGACGTTCTCGGTCAGATTATTACCGAAAAAGAAACGGCAGCAGCCAAAGCCAAGGAAGATGAAATTGCGGCAGGCAGTCAGAATCCCGGCGGCGGTACTGGCGGAAACGGAAAAGAAGAAACGGACGCTGAAAAGATGGCAAAGGAAATCGGCGGTGCTTTTTCCGATGCAAATAAAACGGCGGAATCTGTATTGAAAAATTATATGTAAGGAGGATGAAAAAATGAAGTTTAAAGAATCAAGCGTAACTACGCAAAATGAAATTCTGAAAAGAAAACTTGGCGGTGAATTGTTCACGCCTGTCACTTTGGACGCATCTGCGTTTGCAGATGGTGTTTGCAAGGCTGGGAATCCTATTTCCGCAGAGGGGAAAAAGGTAAATGGTGGAAGCGGTGATTCGGCGGCAGTCGGTATCCTGCTTTATGACGTATACGATTCTAACCCCAACGGAACTATCATCAAGGCTTTTGCTTGCGTGAATGAAGCAAATGCGAACGCGAACGCAGGAATTACGATTGCGGCGGCGGTAAAGACTGCACTGCCACTGATTGTATTTGAATAAGGAGGTGCAAAAGAATGAATATCAGAGATGTATATAACGCAAAGGCGATTGCCCTTGTGCAGACAGAAGTGGCAAGTAACAGAATCCCCTATCTTGGCGAAGGTCTGTTCCCTGCAAAAAAGAAAATGGGTCTTGACCTGAAATGGATTAAGACTTCAAAGGGACTTCCTGTTTCTCTGAAACCTTCCAATTTCGATGCGGTTTCTACACTGAGAAGCAGAGAAGGGTTCAAGATGACAGAAACAGAAATGGCGTTTTTCCGCGAATCTATGCTTGTCAAGGAAATTGACGAACAGGAAATCATGCGTGTGCAGGATACAGCAGACCCATACGCAAAGGACGTACTGAGAAGAATTTTCGATGATACCAACACACTGATTGACGGCGCAAAAGTTGTACCAGAAAGAATGATTATGCAGCTGTTAGCCCCTTCTGACGGTTCTCCTAAAATCTCTATACAGGCAGATGGTGCTACATACGCATACAACTATGACCCTAACAACGAGTACAAAACAAACAACTTTGCGGAACTGACAACAACAACCGATAAATGGTCTGATACCGAAAACTCTGACCCTATGGATGATATCGCGACCGCGCTGGATTCCGTAGAATCCAGAACAGGCGAAAGACCTTCTATTATGATTGTTTCCAGAAAGACCATGGACTATCTGAAACAGAATAAGAAAATCAAGTCCGCAATTCTGGCACAGAATGTAACGGCGAATATCTTCATGAATGATAACAGGGTGAGGGAAATCTTCTCTGCTGAATTGGGTATCAACATTGTTGTTTATTCCAAGCAGTACAAAAACGAAGCCGGCACCGCTGCTAAATTCTATCCAGATGGTTTTGCGACACTGATTCCTAACGGCGCACTGGGTAACACATGGTACGGCACAACGCCAGAAGAACGCACTCTGATGGGAAGTAAGGACGCGGATGTGTCCATTGTAGGAACAGGCGTTGCAGTTGCGGTAACGGTATCTAATGACCCCGTACAGACAAAGACAACGGTATCCGAAATTGTTCTGCCCTCTTACGAAAGAATGGACAGCACCTATGTAATTAAATGCTACTAAGAAGGAGGTCGGCTAAATGAAATTCGACCACAAAGTAAAACATAACGGAATCTGGTACGAGCCGTTCGAGGAAGTGCCAGATTCTAACGGCAAGAAAGCCTATACAAAAAGCGAAATCGCGCGCATGCCTGTTGATGAACTGCGACAGTTGGCGTTGAAGGTTGGCATTGATGGCGCGGTTGAAATGAACGGTACAGAGCTGAAACAGTATATCTTGTCCGCGTTCGGCATGTAAAGGGAGTGATTGTTTATGGCTGATTACAGCATTTTAGAGCAAGTAAAAATCAGACTGCGGCAGTTTCACGTTGAAGATGATGATACTGTGGTATTCGACAAGAAGGAAGAAGATCCGCTTTTGAACCAATTGATAGAGCAGGCAAAAAAGGAGATTGCCATAAAGCGTATGTATCCAGAAACATACACCGAAAAAGATATTTTGTCTGACTTAGAGAGGTTTGAAAACAATATCGTTGACTTGGCAGTATATGACCGCTCACAGGCAGGAGAAGCATATATGGCAAGCTATTCTGAAAACGGAGTGAGCCGTTCTTGGAAGAATAGAGAGGATTTGTTCTTTGGCGTATACCCGTTTGTAAAGGTTCTTTAAAGGGGTTGGTATCGACCCCTTTAGTCGTTTTTGGTGCGTTGCTGTTTCAAAGTGCAAAGTATAGTTTCAATAATTCTATAGAATAATGAAAGTTTAATCGAAAATAAATGAAATTTAATTAAATTTTCCGCTTAATTTTCAATTAAATTCGATAAATTTCTATTTCTTAACGAAACGGCAGCAGGGGTGCATCGTATCAAGTGGCGGTGGGCTGATGCGCAATTATTAAGCAGAAAGGCGGTACAGAAATGCAAGTCGAAATAGCATACCTCATAAGCATAGTCTCTTTGGCATTTTCCGTCTTTTTCGGGTTGAAAAGTAGCAAGCATACAGACACAAAGGATATTGAGGAACGTGTGAAGGATAACACCAGAATCAATATGAAACTGGATGCTATCGCAGGAACAACACAGGAAATAAAGTCGGAGATCTCAACGATGAGGGAAGAAATCAATAAGCACAATGACAAGATTATCAAGTTGGAGCAGAGCCTTAAATCTGCACATCATAGGCTTGATACTCTTGAGGAACGAATGAATCATGAGTAGGTGGTTTCAAATGCTCGATATTAACAGACAAAAGATGTTCTATGCAAAGCAAATCGGTCAAGTCCCTGTCTATGATACGGACGAGGATGGCAATTTGAAATACATCACTGTGGACGGAAACCAAGTGCCGATAGAAACAGGGGAATACACAATGGGATACGATGTACCAGTTCCCTTCTATTCTTCAATCAGCAACAAATTGAGCGAATCTCTTATTAAGGAGTTTGGTGTTGATAATTCAACAAATTTCGTTCAGATAGTCGATGACAAGGGAAAACTTCCTTTGTCTGTCGGGGATTTGGTGTGGAAGAAATCAGCGGTGCAGTATAAAGCGGCAATGGTCGATAAGACAAGCTGCGATTACATTGTCAAGGGCGTTGCGGATGAAGGTCTGACGGTTGATTTGTTTCTTTTGCAAAAGAATGTAAAGTAGGTGCAGTATGGAAAATAAAACTGTAAATGTTCTTGGAGAGAAGTATTCAATTATGTTTGTGGATGAATATCCGGAACGGTTTTCGGATTTTGAGGAATCGGCGGATGCCTTGTGCAATTTCTATGACAAAGTGATTTATGTATTAAATCCAAAAGAAAAACACCTAACGGAAGATGGGAAAATCAACTTAAATAAAAGGAAACTTAGGCATGAGATAGTCCATGCCTTTCTTTTTGAAAGTGGTTTATCTTCCAATACACACGGGATTTATGGCGCATGGGCTGAGAACGAGGAAATGGTTGACTGGATTGCAATACAATCGCCAAAAATATTTAAAGTATTCCGAGAACTTGAAATTTTGTAGGTGGTTCTATGCCTAAGAAAATATCAATCAACATCATGTCCAATAAGTCCATCCAGAACGCCGTAAAAGAGGTTGAGAACTACGCATATAGCTTAACCGATAAATGTAACGAGTTTGCGAAAAAACTCGCTCAAATCGGCGCACAGACTGCCAAAATGAAGGTTGCTCAATACGATGCTGTTTATACAGGAGAACTTCTTAGCAGTATCAATTATGAGCAAGGGGCGGTTATTAAAAAAGGTGCGACGTGGATTGTGTACACTGGATGCGTTTGGGCAAAGTTTATTGAATTCGGTACAGCCGTTGTCGGGAAGGAAAATCCGCATCCCGATATTGGCATTGTTGGTTGGAAGTATGACGTAAATAATCATGGAGAAAAAGGATGGTTTTACTTTCGTGACGGCGAATGGCACTGGACAAAGGGTATGCCCTCTCGCCCATTTATGTATGAAACTTCCATAGAATTAGCAGAAAAGATTGCGGAAGTTGCAAAGGAGGTGTTTGGTTGAGTGATAATTCATGGGCTTATGACCTTGGAACGGTTGTGTTTTCAATCGTAAAGGCGAAAGCCAAGCCAAAATTGGAATCGAAATATCCGACCATATACTTCACAAGCAACGGAAAGAAATTAAGTGATGCCATCTTCCCTACCGTCTATATTCATCGTATGGCGGCGGCGGAACGTGGAGCAGACCTTGAGGGACTTTCCGTCAATGCAACCTTGGAAACCTTCCAAGTGGATGTATTCACAAACACAAGCCAATCGGATGTAGGCAGAATAATGTCTGTTGTAGCAGACGTATTCAAAGAAATGCGGTTCAAAGTTATTGCCCTTCCAGAATTTAATGAGGGGGATACATACAGAAGTACCGCAAGATTCCAAAGGACAATAGGAGCAAATGACAGTTTAACGTGATAAAGCCATTTAGGGCTTTATTTTTTTATGCAAAAAAGGAGGAATGAAATATGGCAGTAGCAGGTATTTCCAGTTTGGGAATCACATTCGGTTATGGTGTGGAAACCACAGCGGGAACAAAACCGGCAAGTTTTAAAAAGCTGACAAGAATAAATACTATCGGCGGCATTACTATTGAGCCAGAACAGATTGACGCTTCTGCACTGGAAGATGAAATCACAAGATACGTTAAGGGTAGAGCTGACACAGGCGGCTCTTTCAATATCACAGTAAACCTTACTGACGATACCAGAAAAGAATGGGAGAATCTGATTACAGAATACAAGGGTTTGACAGGCGGCAAAAGAATGTGGTTTGAAACAATCGTGCCTGGTTTTGAAAACTCTTTCTTTGTCGTGGCACAGCCGCCCGAGCAGATTCCACAGCCAGAAATCAGCCAGAACGAACTTTTGACAGTTGAAATGCCGCTGACGATTGAAGAATATAAGGGCATGGATGCTACGGTTGCGTTCACGGGGGAATAAAACGCTATTCGCAGAATGAACAGGCTGTGACGGATAGCGAAGAAAACGCCAATTCAGCCGAATATTACTACTAATAAAACTTAAAGGGATGGAGAAAGACCCATCCCTTTTTTATTTGTTCAGAAAAAGGAGATATGCAAATGAAAAACTTTACCATTAACAGAAAAGTATATAAGGCAAAAGAATTTGATTTTAACCTTGTTTGCGACTTGGAGGACGAAGGTATTTCTCTTGAAGCTATGCAGGATAAGCCCATGTCCATGATGAGAGCGTATTTCGGTATCTGTGCTGGCATTGGAAGAAATGCGGCTGGGGAAGAAATGCAGAAACACATTGTTTCCGGTGGAAGTTTTGAGGAAATGGCAGAAGCTATGTCTGATGCTATGGAACAGTCTGATTTTTTTCGGGCTGCCAACAAGACAACGGAAGCGGAAACTGCGGAAAATCAGAGCGAAGCGGAATAAGAAAAAACTACAAATCGTTTCGTGAGTTGTTGATTTCTGAATGGTTCCCACAGGCATACGCTATTGGGGTTTCGTGGGATGAATTTTGGAGAATGAATCCGAGAATATTGTCTGCGATTGCAGAAGGATACAACCAGCGTGTCAGAAACGCAGATTACATGAATTGGATAAACGGTCAGTATACGCTTGCCGCCGTCACTGTCGGTGTAGAACGAAATTTGGCAGGAAGAAAAGCGAAATCAGAATATCCTCAAAATCCGTTCTTTGAAGAAATCGAAAAGCAGAACAAACCTCTTTCCGATGATGAATTGCAAAAACAGCGTGAATTGTTTGTTGAGCGTTTGAAAACCATGCAGTCTAACTTTGAAATCTCTCATGGGAAGGTGGTGGAAATGGGTAATGAGTGAAATAGATAAACTTGAGATAAAGATTGTTGCGGATGCAACAGAAGCGGAAAAGTCTGTCAAAAAGTTGGGCAAGTCCATTGAGGGTATCGGGAAAACAGGAGATTCCACAAAACAAATTCGTGAAATTAAATCTGCTTTGGAGAGCATTAAAACGCCAGAAATAGAGATTAACGGCATAAAAGAATTTGCGAAACAAGCAAGAATCATAGCACACAACTTTTCAAAAGCCGCAAAAAGCGCAAAGGAAATCGGTATTGCGTTAAAAGGCGTGAATCTCGGACAACTCACAAAAAAGTCAAAAAAAGAATCTGCACCTGTTGAAGATTATAGTCATTTGAAGGACATTCCTATTTTTGACATAGGCAAGCAGATTAACGGAAAGCCGATACAGGATGCCGCAGAATCTATGTCTGATTTAACGAGCGAAACAAGCAGTGCCGTTTCCGTTGCAGGGCAGCTTGCCGCCGCAATGGGACGCGTTTCTGAAAACGCCGCAAAAACAGACAGATTTTCTGGAATAGAAAAGGAGATTTCAAAAAATCTTGGCATGACAGGCGTTCTGGATATTGATAATGGGAAATTCGCTGAAACCATAGAGGAATCAAAAAGCCTTATCAATGGATTTAGAGTTGACTTAGAAAAACTCGGACTTAGTGAAATTAAGTTTCCAGAAGTCGAAAAGGCAGAACGAGAATTTAAAAATATGGAAAATACGGTTAGAGTTCTGACCGAAACCATAGAAGAATTAAAGTCTGCCGGTGGAAACGCCAAACAGATGAAACCGCTTGAAAAGCAGTTGGAGAGAATAAGCCAAAAATCAAAAATAGCAAATCTTAATCTCAAAGATACTATTGCGCTTGCGCGCTATAAAATACCAAATATTCAAGAGGGGTTGCAGGAAAATCAGGGCAAAAAAACGCAACGAGAAGGACAAAGGAAACGCTCAAATAAATCTCGTGGTCGTTCATCCGGTGGGCTTTTTGGTCGCTCTGGCGGTCGCAATAGTTTTTCTTTGCCTAAAATGGTTGGTATGTCTGTACTGTACTCCACTGTATTTCAGCTGATTGCTACCATAAAATCTGCATTTGTAGAGGGTATGCAGAGTTTAGCACAGTACAGTCAATCGGTAAACGCCAATATTTCCTCTATGATGTCCGCTTTAATGCAGTTGAGAAACGCATTTGCGGCGGCTTTTGAGCCTATTCTTTCTGTTGTCGCACCCTACCTTGCTACTTTCATTAGTTGGCTTGCAAGGGCAATCAATATGTTGGGTCAGTTCTTTGCGGCACTGACAGGAAAAGGCTATGCGGTACAGGCTAAAAAAGTGCAGATGGACTACGCAAAAAGCCTGAAAGATACGGCAGGCGGCGCAGGAAAAGCGGCTAAGGCATTAAAGGAAATGCAGGACTATACGCTCGGATTTGATGAATTGCACATCATAGACACTAAGCAGAACGATAGCGGCGGTGCTGGTGGCGGTGGTGCTGGCGGCGCAGGAGACCTTCTCCCCACCGATATGTTTGAAACTGTTGAGATTGATTCCAAGATAAAAGGTCTTGCTGACAGAGTAAAAGAAGCATTTAAAACGGGGGACTTTTACAGTCTTGGTGCTGATTTGGGGAAAAAATTACAAGATGCTCTCGGCAGTATCGACTGGGATGCAATATATAAAAAGGCAGACAAATTCGGAACAGGATTGGCAAGTTTTTTGAATGGCTTAATATCTCCAGACACTTTTTCTGCTTTAGGAGCAACAATAGCAGGAGCTTTGAATACTGCATTGCATTTCCTTGATTCGTTTGGCACTAAATTTGATTGGTCTAATTTCGGGCTGTCCATAGCAGCTGGAATTAACACGTTTTTCTCCACTTTCGATTTTGTCCTTGCCGCAGATACGGCTAATAAATGGATAAACGGTATTTTAACCACATTGATAAAAGCCGTACAGGGTACAGATTGGGCAATGATAGGAGAAAAAATTGGAACATTCATAAAGGAAATTGATTTTGTCACCATTCTGTCCAATATCGGAACACTGATATTTGAAGCTATATCATCTGCGCTTGAAGCGTGGAATGGTTTTGTTGATGTTGCGCCGATAGAATCAACTATCATAGCCGCTGTTGCGTTATTGAAATTTACTGGTCTGGGTGCTTCAATAGCCAAAGCAATCGCAGCACAGATAGCAGGCTCGGAGATTGTTACTGGTATAGGAACTGCTATTGCTGGTCTTGGACCGAAGATTGCAGGATTTATATTAAGTCCTTGGACGCTTGCCATAGGGGCGGCTATATTAGCCGTTTTTATGACTATAAAGCATTGGGATGAGATAAAAGAGTTTCTTGCGAAGTTGTGGGATGGTATTAAGAAAACAGTAGTCGAAGTATGGGACTCTATTAAAAATTTCTTCAAAACAACATGGGATGAGATTGTAAGCTACTACCCAGAGAAATGGAATGAATTAAAGACGGCAACCTCTGAATTGTGGGAAGCCGTCAAAACAACCATTTCTGAAAAATGGACTGCAATTAAGAATTTCTTCACGGAAACAATACCGCAGATTATAAGTGATATTGTCAAGTGGTTTTCTGAATTGCCATCTAAAATTGGCACTGCAATTTCAACTTTAATATCCTCTATCTTTCCTACATGGGGAAATGATATCTCGACTTGGATTTCATCTTCAATACCAGAAAAAATAAAAATGATTATCGACCTGTTTAAAGGAATACCGCAGGGCGTATATAACGCCGTAACATCCATGGGACGTACGATTGAGAAAATCGGTAAATGGATGTGGGAGGGCATTAAAAAAGGTTTGCTTTCTTTAGTGCCTTCTGGTGTGAAGGAAGTTGTAAGTGGAATACTTAGTGGCACAAAGAGCGCGGCAGAAATCCACTCCCCATCCAAACTGTTTAAACGAGAGGTCGGTGCTTATCTGGGCGCAGGTATCGTTGAAGGTATGGAAGAATCCGTCAAAGGTGCAGGCAGTGTTATTGATGAAATCGTAGACAAAGTATCTGGCGGTGGCAGTCTTGCTCCTGTTGTATCGGTCGAAGCACCAGACATTTCACAATGGGATGCCACATGGGTTATATTGAGGGAAAACTTTGAAAGGCTAAAGGCGGATATCATTTCAAGTATGAATACATTCTATACAACCATAAGTGCTATGACAACGAATTTCGGCACGGTTTCCAAGGCGCAGATAACAGCGTATCTGCTGAAAGTTTACGATAACATTTACAACACGTTTGACGCTATCAGGCAGACCTTACAGCAAGTATCTGACGAGGTTACAAGGATGCTGAACCAGATGGTTTCCGATGCAAACTCTCTGGCAGGGCTGACAGGGAAGAAATACAACTATGTCAGCGGTTATACCATGCAACAGGCACAGCGTTTCGATATAGAAATGTTTGCGAATGGTGGTTTCCCTCGGTCTGGCGAACTGTTTGTTGCAAGAGAGGCAGGACCGGAACTGGTCGGAAGTATTGGCGGCAAAACAGCCGTTGGCGGCAATGACCAGATAGAACGTGCCATTTTTAATGCCGTTTTAACAGCTATGTCACAGGCAATGGCAAACGGCAGCAGTCAGCCAATCGAACTGAACCAGAAGATTGAACTGGATGGTGACGTTATCTATAACAATCAGCAGAAAGTATCCGCAAGACGAGGCATTAACTTTGGTCTTGGGGCATTTCAAAGGTAGGTGGTTTTTGTGGCAGTAATCAAATATAACGGCACAGAAATTACCTGCCCTTCTGTGCAAGACTATGAAGGTCAGCAGTTGGTTGACAGCGGCAGAAATGCAAATGGCGTTGTGGTAGCTCAAAAGATAAACCGCCGCCAAGTGAAATTGACATTGGAGTGGAAGGTTATTTATCCAAAGGAATTGCAGAAGATTTTGCAGCTGGTCGAAACTTTCATAGGCGAAGTGACCTATTATGACCCGAAGGAAGGGAAATTCATCACAAGGGAAATGTATTGGGGAGATTATTCCGTTTCTACATATTGGGTGTCCGAGAATGGCACACCGAAAATGTTTACAGGTCTGAAAGCCTCGCTTATAGATACAGGGAAGTAAGGCGGTGGTTTTATGTATCCGGTAACAGCAAAATGGAAAGAGGAAACAGAGCAAACGCTCCGCAATCCTTCTTATGTGAGAATTGTATTTGGCGTGACAGACCCAGACGCACCCGGCTTGAGTACACAAACAGATAACGGTCATTTGCCGTACAGCAATGTTGACAGCGTGGATGTCGGCACAACCGCCCCATCCACCTATCAGACGCTGGAGCGAAACAGATTTATTCTGGACGGAAAGAACCCTCTGCCGCCGGAGAGCAACCCCATCTATCAGGGATATGCAGGATTGACAATCAGCGGTGATGCAGGGGCATACACTACAAAGCCGCTTGTGAAAATTTCATTCGGCGATTATGTGCAGTTTCCCGGTTTGACCTTCCAGTTTGATGACAGCATGGGTGATTACCCGAACAGCTTTCGGATTCTGGCAAAGAAAGATTCTGTATCTGTATTCGATAAAACCTACTCGCCTGATACTACATATTGGGAAATGACAGACCAAATCCCGTTATGCAATGAACTGTCCTTCTATTGGCTGAACTCAAATATACCACACCGCAGGGCGAGATTGCTTTCCTTGACATACGGTCTGGTTAGCCGATTAGGCTCGGATGATATTGCAAGTTGTTCTTCTACAAAGGAGATTGACTTGCTTTCGTCTAAGATTCCAAAGCAGGAATTTGAATTTACGCTGATTGATACGCAAAGAAGATATGACCCCGAAAACCCATCTGGCTTATGGGAATATCTGGAAAGCAGACAGCCTGTCAATTATCAGTATGGCTATGAATTGTCGGACGGCTCTATCGAGTGGATACCTTGGGGCTTGTCTTATTCTACAGGCGATTTTGATGTATCGAAATCTGGCATTGTGGCAGAGGTCAGCGTAAAGTGTGCGGGTCTGGCAGACCATTTGACAATGACCTATGACGAGGGCGTGTATTCGGCGGCAGGAAGAAGTCTGTTCGACCTTGCGACAGATGTTATGAAATTTGCGGGATTTGAGAATACAATCGAACTGGATAATGCGTTGAAAACAATCTACACGCACAATCCCCTTCCATCCTCCAAAGTGAATGAGTGCTTGCAGCTGATAGCTAATGCAGGGCGTTGTATCATGAACCATAGCCGCGGCGGTTATATTCAGATTTTGCGCGAGAATGACAGCGCGACAGGATTTGATATCAACTTTGACAAAATGACAGATACGCCGACAACAACGAAGATACCGCCCCTTCGCAACCTGTCTGTGGAATATAACTCCATCAAGGTAAATTCCGAATTGACGGCGGCAGTCAATGCTGTTGAAATTTCAGCCCCTACCGCACACGAGTACACATTTACGCACCAAGCATTTACAAATCAGAAGGTAGAGGTAAGCAGCGGCTTGTCTATTGTCGGCACGCCAAAATATTATGCCTACAAAACCGTAGTAACGCTTAAGGGGAACGGTACGGTAACGGTCAATGGAAATAGCCTAACCGAAAACAAAATCGAATACAAGGCAAAATACAGTGATGTAGGCGAGGATTTGAGCGGAGTGAGCAACTCTCTGATTGATAATAGGGAGGATGCTGTTGCATACGCAAATTGGGTGGCGGCGGTAACGCTACGCAGGAACACTTACACCGCACAGGACAGGGGCTATCCAGAGTTGGACGTTGGGGACACAGTAAGCCTTACAAGCAACTTTGCGAATCAAACGCCTGTTACTATGGTTCAGCAGAAATTATCCTATAATGGCTCAATTAAGGGCGAGTGCCAATATATTATTGGAGGTGGTGGATGATGGCTTGGATAACACCTATCTTTGACAGAATCGCTGAGGATACCGCAAGCGCAAGAATAAATCAAGGAAATGCAGAAAACAACAAAGGCGCGTTAAACTACCAAGACTTGAACCGCATTGAAGGAAACCATAAGGAATTGATGAAATGGCTCACGGGTAGCGGCTATTATCTTCCTCGTTCATACAGGGACTACAAAGAATTTAACGGCAAAACGTACACAGATTGGCAGGAGGTCAATATACCTTGGCTTTCGGAAATCAACCGTATCCGAGCGAATTATACCGCTCTGGTGCGGTTGTTTTTGGTTGGCTTGGATTTACCTGTATTTGCGGAAAGTGATTATCTTGACTGGCAGGAAGTAAATGATTGGGAACGGGTTGCCGCGGTCGGCAAGGAAATGACAGAAAACATGAAGCAGGAATATATCTACTGCGGAACGATAAACAGCGGAGGTGAACGGTTGCTATGAAGGATTTTTTAGATAGAATCCCAACACAGGTAGGGCGGAGAAAAATCACCCATGCAGATGGGACAAGCGAATATGTGACGGTTGAAATGGCGGACGAACCTTCAGTTGTAGGTACTCCGTTAAACAGAGAAGCCTTCATGAACGTGCAGGGATTTTCTAATGAAGACACTACTATCAGCAAATCAGGTAATGTAACCACAGTTACAATAACGCATGGCGATGGTGGTAAAACTGTTACAATAATTACAAAGAACTCAAGTACACTAACTACTGTAGTATCTAAGTATACTGGATCTTCCGGTAACGTAATCACGAAAACTACTACAATAGACACTAGTAGCTCAGTAACAAGGATTGGAGGTGTTGTATCATGAGTTGGGACGTAGGCGCATGGGTAATTGCTACAGTTAATTCAGTATTAGGTACTCTAATTAAAACGCACGGCACACAGACCTTTACATCAAATGGCACGTTTACCGTTCCCGATGGTGTGACAAAGATTTTGATTACTGCTTGCGGCGGCGGTGCAAGTTGCAATAGAGGTAGCAATTCAACTCAAGCTGCGGGCGGTCAGGGTGGCGCTTGTATTTTCAAAAAAGCATTTAAGGTAACTCCTGGGCAAAAAATTCCAATTACAATTGGCAAGGGAGGTATTTATGAAAGCAGAACAGGAGGTGTAGCAGGTAACCCTACAGTTATAGGAAGCCTTATAACTCTTCCTGGCGGTGCATGTGGCAGTACTTCATATTCTATGAAGCCTTCTCATACACGGGTAGATGGCGGAGGTATAGGCGGATGGGGTGGTGAAGCATCTGTAGGTTCTTTTGGCTCGGATGGACTTATTGGAAAGGGCGGGCATACAAACGCGAATTCAGAGAAAAATTATGGCGGAGGTGGCGGTTCATTGGGTGATGGTGCAGTTCCCGGTTATGATGGTTATTCCGACGGTTACGGGATACCAGCTGGTTATGGCGGCGGAGGTGCATATACGCCATGGGGTGGAACTGACCAAGCTAAAGTGCAAAACGGCGGAGACGGTATTGTAATTATCGAATGGTAGAAAGGGGTGAATATAGCATGAAAAATTATGCAATGATTTCAAAAAACAGAGTAATCGGTGTTTTGCTAAATCAAGAAATAGAACCAGAATGGGGACCGACCCCAGACGGAAGCCCTGTGACTGCCATTCCTTGTGACGATACCGTTACGCTTGGTATGATTTATAATTCTGAAACAGGTACGTTTTCGGAATACACACCACCCGAACCCGAACCCATCCCCGAACCAAAACCCTCCCAGCTTGACCGTATTGAGGAGCAGTTAAACGCCCTTACTGCGGACAGCGTGACAATAGAGAAATTAAATGCGGCAATCAGTGAAGGGGTGAATGAGGTATGATGGAAACGATTAAGCACATGGCGAAGCTGGCGGCGCAGGCGGTACAGGAGAAAGCGGACACTATGACAGGAACGGAGCTGAACGCTGAGGACAGGTTTATTCCTGATTTTCAGACAGCGAAAGAAAAAGAAAATATGCTGAACCGCCCTGTCGGCTTTGTCTGCAAGAGTACCGCAGGGCGCGTGGTGAAGCTGTTGCAGAAATATGACAGCACCATTTACACCGCCGAACCCGAGGAATTGCCTGCACAGTGGGGTTTTGTATGGAGTGATGACCCTGCGAAGGCAAAGCCCTTTATCTCGCTGGCAACCAGCCCCTACGCGAAGGGGGACTGTTGCACGGAGAATGGCGTTTGCTATCGCTCGACCATCGATAACAATACTTGGAAGCCCTCGGAATACCAGCAGGGCTGGGAGAAAGTAGGTTGATCGTATGGCAAGAAAAATGGAAACGAGCAAGAAACTTGTTTACATATCTGATTTTGTAGCAATCTGCCTGAGTGCGGCGGTTATATATGGTACTTTCGTCACAGAGAAAGACATATCTCCGCTCGCACAGGTTGCGGCCGCATCAATTACAGAGTGTGGCGTTGCAAACGGTTTCTATTATTGGAAATCGAAAAATGAAAACAGGTACAAATATGTTATCAAGTTGATTCGTGAATGGGCTGAAAAATACGGCATTGAAGCCGTTATCCGTATTGCTGATATTGTATTGAAAGAGTGAAAGGAGATGTAGCGAGTGCATAAGATTACATTCTTAATGGAAAACTGGTATCTGGTGGTTGCGTTGATGGCGGTCACAGGGATGGTCGGTGTATTTATCGGGCGGTTTCTGAAAATGCCAACGGCGGCACAGAGGGAAAAGGTCAAGGAGTGGCTGTTGTGGGCGGTCACGCAGGCAGAAGCGGAGTTGGGGAGCGGCACAGGCAAGCTGAAATTGCGACAGACCTATGATTTATTCGTGCAGAGATTCCCTGCGGTTGCCATGGCGGTATCGTTCGATACCTTCTCTATGTGGGTGGATGAAGCACTGGAAGAAATGCGAAAAATGCTGAAAGAAAACATGGCAGTCAAAGAGATTGTAAAGGGATGATTATATGGCGAAAAAGATGACGGGCAAAGAACTGGTAGCCTTTTGCCGTTCTAAAATCGGCACGAATTATGTTTATGGTATGAAAGGCTCTGTAATGACAGAAGCCAACTACAACTATTTGAAGAACAAATACGGAAAGATGGTATGGAATAGTGACAGAAAGAAAATCGGCAATGTTTGTGTAGACTGCTCTGGTCTGATTTCATGGGCGTGTGGCGTAAAACTCGGCAGTACACAATGGAAAGAAAGAGCGAAAAGCGTAAACCCTATATCAACTATTGAGAAAGCACCTATCGGGGCGTTGGTTTGGATGCAGGGGCATATCGGCGTGTACACAGGCATGAAGAACGGATACCCCTACTACATAGCTGCTGACGGTTCGGCTTACGGTGTGCGTGAAGTCCCCCTGCGGTGCAACAAATTCACACACTGGTTGCTTGTAAATGATGTTTTCGACTACGGAACGGAGGATGAAGAAGTGGTAGAGAAATGCAAGGTTGTAATTGACGGCAAAGAACACATGACAGAACGCATTTTGAAGGATGGCACTAACTATATCAAGATTCGGGATGTGGCAGACGCTATCGGCTACAACATCACAAGCAAGGGCAGTATTGCGGTGCTGACGAAAAAATAACCATTTACTTTGGTTCAACAAAATGGTATAATAACAGTACACCCTTTCGTAAAAGCTGCAATCCTAAGCTACACAAAAATCGGGAGTATATCAATTTCGGTATACTCCCTTTTTTTATGCCGTTTTCCGAATTTCCCCGACCATCATATCTACCATATCGAAAACTTCATCCCCGTAAGTAGCCACAAAGTCACAAAGAAATTCCTCTTGTTCCAATGGGATATGTATGTTATAAGACATACAGACTGCATGGCATAATTCGTGTATCAGCACCTTCCTCTTAAAGCCGCCTACGAGCCGATTTGAAAGGCAAATGCAATGCGTAGTGTTATCGGTCACGCCGACTGTAAAACTACCGTCAGAGCGGCGCAGGCAGTCTGAGGATGGCGCAACCGAAACAACACTCCATTTCACGCCATTTATCTCGAATACCATTCCATCACCCCCAATTAAAAAAGATAGGGGCAAGATAACCCCTATCCTATTTTGCATCAGCCGATTTTCTGCAACAGTGTTGTCATTTTGGCTTTCAACAGAGTACGTTCTTCTGGTGTCATATCCGAAAGAATCTCTGTCACATCACCAGAAAGTTCTTTCATGTATGCTTCAAGGTCGCGCATCTTTTGCTCTTTATCAGCCTGAGAATTGCCCTTGTGCATTTCCTTGCTTTCTGTGTAATGGCGTTTCGCTTTATCGTAGCCGCTCATCATGGGTTCTGTGTAATACATCCTGCCACCCATACGGTCTAAATCTCTGCCACGCTCTGCGTCACTCTTGCTATCCCATTCGTGGTACATATCGGGTGTCTGGAAGTAATAAGGCGGCTCTGTATAGCCTCTGCGCGTTCCCCTGCCCTTTGGCGCAAATCGACCATTGGCGTATCTATAATGGTCATAGAAACGCCGTTCGCCGCCTTCGGCATATTCAGATTTCAACCGTCTGAGGATTTCCTTATCTTCTTCTTCGTCCTCTTTCTCTGCCTTCTGCATAGCTTTTGTAATGACCGCTTTGTATTCGGCATCGTTTAAGTCTTTAATCATGTCAACAACCTGTCCCATTTCGGCGGTATCAACACATTCCAGACCGTTTTCCATTTTAGACCATGCCTTTTCGCAAAGACATTCAATCATTTTGTGCATTCTCTCAATGTGCATAAATTATTCACCTCCGCTAGTTGTTGCAGGGGCACTTTCTCCGTTGATAGCAGATAACCTGTTATCAGGTGTACAGCAGGGTTCCCCTATCATTCTGAACAATCCAGAATCATTCGTTGTCTCAACTACGGTTTTGTATCTGGTTCTTGTTCTCAAGCCAGATGCAACAACCTGTCTGCAATTACGTTTCATAAGCGGATACTGAACAGCCCCACCGCCAATCGTAATAAAAACAGGAGCATTGATTGTAGTGGTATCGGGGATTTTCTGTGCCACCACAATACAAACTTTTCGGCAGTCGGCATAACTGCCTGCGGGTAAATCTATAATCAGATTTCCACCTGTAAAATTCACTGACTGCGACATAATGAAATTATCGCAAAGTCGGCATACGTTCTTACAAGCCATAAAATAACACCTCCTAAAAAATTAAGGGTAGACTTCTGTCTACCCTCTTTGTATCAACCACTGCGGGCGAAGTCTGATTTAATATCAGATAGCATTTTTAGTATTTCCTTCTGGTCTTTCATTATCTTATCCAGATAATATCCATCCTGCCTATGCAATTCTTTCAGTAGCGTATCATTCGATACCTGTTGGCAAGTCACAAGCTGCAAAAACACAGACAGGATGGTAAGCATATCTAAATAAGATAACCCTTTATTTTGATTGTCTGTCATCAGCAACCACAACCGCAACCGTTACCATATCCAGAATAAGGATAAGGGGCAGGAACGTTATACGCAGGTACAGGCATAGGGTTGATTCTTCTAATCAATTCCGCTGTCTGCGCGTCCTGATTTGCCGCGATATAAGCGTTCTGCGCTGACTGAGAAGCAGCCAGTTCCAGCTTCTGAACCTTATCTCTCAGGTCGGCGTTTTCCTTAGCGCACAGGTAGTCGAGGATTGCTCTTGTTCCTGCGTTCTGGTTGTCGATAATGTCACGGGTATTTGTGTTCATCGTGTTCTGCAATGCACAAGTATCCTGCGCCATATCGTATCTTACCTGAGCGATTGCTTCTCTGTTCTGGCAACAGCAATCGGCAAGCTGTGCCTGCAATGCGTTCTGACCCTGCATCAGTGCAACGTTGGTTGTGTTGAACCCCTGCTGTGTCTGGTAGCCAAGATTGCAGATAGCATTATCAACACTATGGAAACCGTTCATCAGAGTGGTGTTCTGTGCATAGAACCCATCACACATACCGTTGGAGATACCGTCAAGTTTTCCGATGATAGACTGTGTGTCGAATCCTCTCTGGATATCTGCCTGTGTAGCTGCTGTTGCTACATAGCCGCCGCCATTACCGCCGAAGCCGCCGAAACCGTTATTGCCCCAACCGAAAAGCAAAGCAAAAACTACGATTATCCACAGCCATCCGCCATCGCTAAAAGCACCGTCATTGCCATAACCGCCTGTTGCCGGCATTACTGGCATAGTAAAAGGTGTATTGTTTGTAGAGTTGAACATGTTAGATTCCTCCTTTTGATTGATTATTTTTATTCATAAAGAGGCACCAAGGTTTTTTGCGCGCAACCTCTAATATGTCTTACATTCCAAACTTATCTTTCATTTGTTTCATTATTTCATCGGGGTTTACCCCTTTCTCTTTGCAGAGGTTTCTTGCCATCTGCTCTACGCCTTTGGCATCCCCTTTCTGCATCATGTCTATGGCATTTTTCGCCATAGGGTTTCCCATCACTTGACTATTGTTCATCATGCTTTGTAAAAACTGTTGCGGATTCTTTATGCCGCTAAATAATTGAAGCAAGTTTTTCATTCTGCATCCGCCTTTCTCTTTGTTGATTGTGTACTAGATTTTGATACAGTTTTATTTACAGAAAATTCCAGTTGTTCTAATCTCTCCGACAGTTCATCGAATCTATTCATGAAAGCTGCTACCGTACCATCCGACAGTTCAAATTTCAAATTCTCCTTGTTTTGGCTTTCGTTTTGAGGAACAGTCTCATTTACTGGTTTGAAAATTACAGTCTTAATCGTTCCGTCAGCGTTCCAAGACTTAGCAAATATTGCACTCATATCCTGCATCGGAAAGAACGCCGCCGAACCATCCATAGGCACATCATTTGCCGTTATCATTTCTACGGACTGCACCACGCGCCCATTTACGCCACGCGGCATCTGCTGTTGAAGCTGATTTACTGGCTGCACCTGTTCTATCTGCGGTTGCTGCATCCGCGTCTGTTGAAAGTATGGATTATACCCATACTGCTGATATGCTGGTTGGATATTATAGTTCATGCTCTGATAAGGATTTGGTTGCATAGTCAATTCCCTCCTTTTCCAATACCTCTTGCACCGCCCGAACCATAACGGACTGATACGTCAGAGGTATCTTCATTACATCTTCCCTACTGAAAATTTTTTCTAATACTTCGTCTGAAAACATTTCCATCATCCTCTCTATAAATATATTTTCGCATAAAAAAAGAGCCAAAAGTGTCATCTTTCGCTCAACTTTCTGTCATATATTTTTTTGTTTTGTATGGGACTTTTCTACACCAATTCTACACCACTACACCAATTCTACACCATTTTTCTGAAAGTTATTCATTGGTTTTGAAAAGTTATTCAATGTTTATCATTTTTGTATGAATTGCTTAAAACCCTTGAAAATAAAGTTATAACAAGTTATTTTTATTTGAATAAAATTTCACATATCACTTTCAGCAGAAAATGTATACATTTATTAAAAAAACTGATAATTCAAGGCATCCTAGGTATGTTTTTTTATTTCTACACCAATTTCTACACCAATTTTAAATTTTTCTCTATTGCTTCGATTTCTTCCAGTTTGGATTCATCCGTTACATGAACATACAAATTCATCGTCATTTCAATTTTGCTATGACCTAGGATCGCTTGCAGTGTTTTAGGGCGCATACCACTTTCTATACATCTCGTAGCGAATGTGTGCCTTAGCAAGTGGATTGAGAACTTTCTCATTCCCAATCTATTACAAATAGCATATATTCCTTGATTATACGCTGACTTTTGAATTAAATTTCCGTTTTTGTTCAGAAAGATATAATCTGCATACTGGATTGGAATGATTTTGTTTTGAGAATCCTTCTCTTTTTGATTATATAAAATATTGATAGCTTCTTTTGTGAGTGGTATTTCCCTGCACCCGCTTTTTGTTTTAGGTTCTCCGATTACAAATCCTTGTTTCGCGACCTCCGATGCACTTCTCTGTATTTTTATTTTTCGATTTTTAAAATCTACATCAGACCACTTTAACGCAATCAATTCTCCAACCCGAATCCCTGTCTGCAAAACAAAAGCCAACCCGTTGTGATAAGCATACCTCTTTGATTCTTGAAGAAAAAGCTTCTGCTCGTCCAACGTAAGAGCCTGCTTCCCTTCTGTTCTTTCTCCGCCTGTAACTTTTGTTCTTTCGACAGGATTCTTTTGGATGAAATCATTTTCAACAGCACACTCGAAAACAGACCACATCAAAGTCCTGTATACCTTAACCGTGCTGCTCTTATGATTTGCGGCTAAATCGTTTAATATTTTTTGGCAATGAATAGGTTTTACGTCCTTTAATTCCATTTCTCCTATCGCTGAATAAGCTGAATTTTTCCATTGGTTTTCGTAGTTATTTTTTGTTGAAATTCTAATTCCATTCCCTTTTACTTCTTCAAGCCAATAGTCGAACCACGCATTAACAGTTGGAGAATCTGAAAAGAAAACATCCCCATGCTCATCCTCAAATTGTGCATCTGCCATCCACGCCCTGCACTCCTGCAACTTATGAAAGTATTTCTGTTTCCGTTTTCCGGATTTTGTTGTAAATCGTCCTGTGTACATTCCGTCTTTCCGTTGGCTGATACCAATGCCTAATTCTTTACCTCTAAGGTCTTTCCCCATTCTTTTACACATCCTTTCGATTTGAGAAAAGCCCCATACAGCTTCATACTACCATACGGGGCTAATTTCTGTCTATATCTCAACAGTATTTTCAATAAACTTGTCGAATTCCTTTCGCTTAATGAGCTTTCTGTTCCCGTTTGTAAGGGCGAAAGTGCATCTTGGGTTATTCGCAAGTTTTCTGAGCGTTGCCGTTCCGATATTGCTATAGGCGGACGCTTCATCAATCGTCATTGTAACTTTCTGCCAAATCGGTACTTCTGGTTTCGACATATCCTCAATCCTTTCTATTTTCTTATAAATCTTCCTCAAAATGCGATTCACCGTAGATGATGATATTTTCATCGTGTCCGCTATATAATCAATAGGGGAACCGTTACTGGACAGTTGAAATACCATCATCTCATCCTCGGTAAAATTGGCGTTCTCGATAATTTTTCGCAATTCTGGCTTTGTCAAATCTCGCAAAGCCACTTAGGAATACCTCCTTTATGTATTCTCGTTAGACCAAAGCAATTTCTTATTCCCTTTCTTGTCGGTCTGAAAAATAGTATCCTCAGTCATTTCGATTCCAATTTCAGCCTTTACTACTTCCTCAATATCATCAAGACAAAGGTGCTTATCCCCAACATCAGCCCATAACTGTTCAAAAGCAACCAATGCCTTTGCGCACCGCTCCGGACCGAAACCAAATTTATCATGCAGAACCAACAGCATAACCAGTTCCATTTGAGAAGAAAGCCCTCTATCAATGATTTTCTGCATATTTTCAATAGCTTCTGTCTTTGCTTCTTCAATGATTCTTTTTTGCTTCTGATACCGTTTTTTCTTTTCAATCTGATTCAGATTCATCTTTCGCACCACCCTCGTAAACCGCAGAAATAAATTTGTCTACCCTTTTCTGCATTTCTGGCGGCAGATTTTCGTAAAAGTTAATTTCTTTGACTTTGTATCCGCATCTTTCTTTCATTCGCTCCATAGCCTTGATAGCAAGAAATACACCGTTGATAGCTACATGGTATGCAGCCGGCAATCCGCTTTCTTCATCACGCGCGTCATGGTCTCTTTGGTAAGATACTGTGTGCCGCAGCAGAGCGGCTAATAGTCTATCGTCAGAGATATTTCTCCATGATTCAATCCCTTCCATACCGTATTTCTCAACGGCAAATTCGCGTACCCTTGCCAATGGTTCTAAAAGCTCCAACGGCACAAGGTTAAGCTGCGCTTTTCCTTCATCAGATTTTACGATTGGCGTTTTCATAAGTCTTCCTCCGTTCTGGTTTTTATCTGATACTCATTGCCTTTATTTTCTCTAATTCTGCATGAACGGTGTCCATAACAGAATCATCCACTACTCTTTCTTTCTTCTCCCTGCCCTCAATCAACAACTTGCTCTTTTCGTCAAACGCATTAGAAAGCTGCTTAATTCTATCCTGCATTTCTATTCTGGCAGGATTCTCGTTATTGGAAAGCAAATTCCGCACTTCTGTTGGCAACTTTGCACTCTCATCTTTCTGCATCAGCACAAGCCGGTATGACCTCTGAAAATTGCTCATAACTACGGTTTCATTATATTCTTCATCCGTAGCCCAAATATGCAGCTGCTCTGGCGTTCCGATTGCACGTTGAATGATTGCAGGAAGTTTCAAAAATTCCTCGGTATATCGGTATCCGCTGTTTCTGATTGCCTTACTAACCAACGCCCACGCTTCCATTTCGTTCAATTCCTGCGGTTTGCTAACGGAATGAACCATGTCAACCAACTGACCTATTGTGGGTGCAAATCCGCTTGTGTCGGACAGGATATAGGATTTCAACGCAACCGAAATCTGCTGATATGTATAATCTGAAAGCATCATTCCCCAAACCTCCGTTGTTTCTTCGATATTCTTTGGTCTGAAATTCTGAAAACAGTTATACATGATACGCAGGATTTTCTTCGTTTCCTCTTTTGTCAGCACAAAACACACCCCCTAAAAATTCCAGTTTATATCGCTACTGGAAGCCTTCCCGATTTTCTCCCAAACAATACCTTGATATCCGCTTGAAATGCTTTCATTTATTGCCGTTGACACCGCCGTATCTCCGTACTGTGTTGACTTTTCGGATATTGTTTTTAAAAGTGTACGCAATCCTCTTTCTTTGTACTTGAAATTTCTCTCCCCCTTGTATGCTATCCAATCCTGCACAGATTCCAACAAGTAATCGGAAATAGCAAACTCGGAAACCATTTCATTCAGCATATCCGCAGAAGATACTTTCTTTGCAGAAGCGGAAGGAATACTTTTCGGTTCTTCTTCCGTCTGGCAATCGTCCGCACTGCCTCTAACCTTATTTACCGTATCCATAACGTACCGCCTAAAATCATCGGACTTAATATGCTTTGCGACATTCTCAACTCCTGCAAGCGTTTTCTCTGACTTGCTCCAGTTGTATTTGTACCATTTGAGAATCAAGACTTCCTTTGTTTCCGCACAGTACCGAATCACGCCATGCACATTTTCAAAACGCCTTATCAGCCTTGAAATTGTATCCTTCGTGTATCCTGTATGGTGCGATATTTGATTAAAACTTACCTCATAGCAGCCACATATATTCGTCTGTGGGTTTGTCAGAAGATAAGCATAGAAATACTTATCCTCTGGCGTGAAATCATCCTCGACCTTATTATCAGTCCAGAACGATATATGCAAATTCCTGTATATTGCCATAAACAACACCACGCTCTTATTTATTGTTGATTTTCTCGTCAAGATTCATCCTTTGTCCTTCTTTCCTTCAAATAGCTATAAACACCATAGGGAAACCAAAGGAAAACAATCCATAAAAAACAAAGAATCGGTTTCCATACGTTTTGCGTATAATCTTCAATGATAATGCTCAGAAAAAGACCGTACCCAATCATTATGTAAGCGGTTATCAAAATTGCCAAAATAGCCATTCCCATCACTCCCATTTATCAGCAATCCCAAGTATATCAAATCCACAGAAGGAATTATCAATATTTGCATAAACAGCATCTAAAACTTCTTCATCGTGAATACCATCTGCCTCCATCTGTTCCCAAAAATATTTATCCTGCGTTGATGTTCCAGAGAAATCACCTTCATGCTCTATTTTGTATGTTCTCCCTCTAAATTCAAGTGTTTCTGTGTATCCTGCTCCATGTGTTACAACTGTATATTTCATCGTTCATTCCTCCTTCGGCTTCTCGCACCGTTCAAATTCAACCACCCAAACCCAAGGGTTAGCCGCCCATCCGCAACGGCCAATGTCGGATTTTTTGATGGTGGAATCCCATACATCGGGAAAACCAAGTGCTGTTGATGTATAATCGAAACATCCCTCTGCTTCTGCATCATCATCTGTCATATCCTGCAAGCGTTCCACCCGAACATCCGTAACCCTCAACCAGATACGAGCCGCTTCTTTCGGCATGTGTATGGATGGGTGCCATACACAATGAAAATCGTTATCATCTGCCTTGTAATAATATCTTTCTTTTTCATTCATCCAAGAACCTTTACACCATGTTTCCCGAACATACAGAATGTCTCCCGGTTGGTACGGCAATTTGTAAAATCCTTCGCCGTATCCATCGGCATACACCCCCCTGCAAGATATACAGCCTTTTGGTGTAAACATGGTATACCCCCACATCGCATCATCAGGGATAGCACCTTTCACAATCCGCCGAGTGCAAGTCTTTCGTCCATCCAGAATCGCTTGTACCATTTCTGTATTAAATAAAATCGGTTTAATTGCCATTTTGTCATTCCTCCTCAATCGGTGTGTTCCAACATTTTATACAGTTCGAGATACATCCGTCATCTCTTTTGAGTCCCAATTCGTTTACACACACTTCCGGAGTTCCATCATCCCCCATTAGTGCATTTGGGTAGTGTTCCAAAAACTCTGTCAGTCTTGTTCCCTGCGGATGTTCCTCCGACCATTTTTCTACAATAGAAACTGCAATCTCTGAATACACTCTCTGCAAATCGCCACAACACAAACCAGTTGTATTTTTTTCACTGCCAAGTGGACAATTAGCGCAACGAATACTGCACTTTTTCGTCATTCTATTTTTTTCTTTCAAGAATTTTATTGCGTCCATGTTTATCCCTCCTGTCCCCATTCTTCGTTACACCATTCATCAACGCCCAATTCAAGCCACTGTTGGAAATCGTCCAAAAAGAAATCTTCTAAATTTTCTCTGTTAAAAGTACCTTCTTTCCACTTGGTTCGTTTCCAGTCATTAACAACCTTTTCGATAATACCCATGATAAAGATATCTTGCGCCAGATAACTTTCAAAAATATTCGTGTGGTCTACTGTTTTATTTTCCATTTCTATCACTCCATACAATTCGGGCAGAAATGTTCCCATTCGCCCTCATTCTTTTTGCAATCTCGTATATTACTGGTACGGTCACGCCGTTCCCTGCCTGTTTATATAACTGGCTGTCACTATTTACCAATTCTGCCCTATCGAAATATTCATCCGACCATCCTTGCAGCCGAAAGCATTCTCTCGGTGTTAGCTTGCGGATAGCAATATAGCACTGATATTTTTCGTACCAAATGGAATAAAACGCCATTCCGTCAGGCGTTGAAATCATAACTCCGTGCCGGTCCTGTCCGGTCAGAGTAAACATTGGCTCTCCATTTCCCTTCGTTCTTCTGCCGTTCTGTCTTTTTTCTGCTCTGTCCGGAGTGAGTACAGGAACGCAAATGCCACTTATTTCCTTTCGCCTGTTGCAAATGCCTTTATTGTATCTCGCTTGCAAGCAAAACGCCTTATCATAAGTTTGTATTCCTGCACTTTTTGACATATCGCAAAATACAGGAATAGGGATATATGGACTCAATCCACCGCCATCCATTTTAGAAAGTGTCGGAGAAATACCATCCACATCATATACACGATAACGATTCGGATTGTCTCGTTTTACACTTTTTATATTCCCGATTTGTTTTATTTGAACACTATTTTCTCTGTCTGCTCCTTCGATAGGAAATACTTTTTCGGTACTTCTCCCTCTAAGATGTCCAATAATGAATACTCTTTCTCTGTTTTGTGGGACGTAATCGGCAGAGTTGACAACTTGCCATTCTGCATCGTACCCACTTTCGTCCAGCGCAATGAGAAGTTTAAGGAAGTCCGTTCCCCCATTAACGCTAAGTAGGTTTTTAACGTTTTCAATGAATAGGTATGTGGGTCTATCTTTTTCTTCGAGGTCTTGCACAAGGCGCATAACTCTGAAAAATAAGCTGCTTCTTGCTCCGTCAAAGCCAAGCTGCTTTCCGGCAACGCTGATGTCCTGACAGGGGAATCCGAAACACCAGCAGTCGGCTTTCGGGATGTCCTCGGCGAAAATCCGTCTAATGTCATTTGCATACCATTCTCCATGCCTGTACTCCTCCTTCCCTGCTTCTGCTACTCTTTTGTTTTTCGGCAACGTTCTTATGTACTCTCGCTCCTGTTCTGTCATAAGGTGCATAGCTGTGTATCCGGCTACTGCAAATTTATCAAATTCACAAAATCCCACACACTCATGTCCTGCCAGTTCCATGCCTCTACGGAAACCTCCGATTCCAGAGAAAAAATCAATGAATTTCATAAATCATCCCTTCTTATTCTCGTAAATCTCAATTCCTTTTCCTTTGGCGAAACCATATTCTTGATTTGCCCCTTTGCTGTTTTCCCATCCGTCCAACATATAGATTGCATCGCAAATATCGAGCAACTCAAAAGACATTCTCATGTATTCTCCATGTGTGGCATCTTTCGGCATGATATCATTCAGCCTCGCAGGATTTACCGTATCGTGTCCGACTGCAATCAGTTCCTTTTCTGCTTTAAGGAATCTTTCTCTGAAATCCTCTGTACCAGTAATAGCACCGCTTATGTAAATTCTCATTTATTCGCCGCCTTTCATCAATTCTATAAACTTCTCATACTGCCTCTCTGAAATCTTGTTGCCCCTCTTATCCGCTCTAATTTCGATTGTGAGGTGCTTTTCGGCAATATGCGATAATTCCTTCGCAAGATTCTTTCTGCCCTGCTCCAAGCCGTCACGATAGCCCTTAGCGGCTTTGTATTCCGCAATTTGCGATTTGCCCTCTCCCTGTGAGCCGCTTGTCTTGTTCCGCAACTGATAACCACCATCAGCATATTTCTTTATCCAGTGCTGTTCCGCACTATCCAACTCGGTATCCTTATAAAGCATAAATCCGATTTTCCATCCATACTGATTTGTTTCGGCATCGTATAATCCGTGTTTTTTCAAAGATAGGTCGATATGCTGATAGCCAACAAGATGTTGTGCAAGCCTCGTCAGAATATGTACCGCTTGCCCGATATATGCGTACTTAAATCCGTTTTCATCAATTCTTGTTAGGAAATAAATTCCGCTGTCCTCATTCAATTTTGGATTTACTTTCAGCAGGCGTTCCTTGTTTTTCTTCTCGATAGCTTTTGCTTTCTTGAATTTCTGATAGTCCATCTTTCCACCGCCTTACAAATGCAACTGCATTTCTTCTTTCACAACAAGCATTTCATCTTTTGCTCGTCTGTAAAATTCCTTTGAAATTTCAAATCCGTATGAGTTTCTACCGCACTCCATAGCCGCTCTCAGTGTCGAACCACTACCAGCGCAAGGGTCAATCACGATGTCCCCTTCGTCCGTAAAAATTTCAATCAGTTTCTTAATCACCGCTACGGGTTTCTGCGCTGGATGAATTTTAGGAATCTCTTTTCCGTCCTTCTCCCATGCGAACCAATTAAAAATCATCCGTCCTGTGCCGCGAATATTCTTCCCGTTCTCGTCCTGCTGACACCCGTTTCTAAATTTCGGCAGTCTCCCCCGATAAAATACAAGGGCGTATTCTGTCGCACCTACAATACGCATATTCGCCTTTAAAACCTGCGGACTGTAATTTTTGCAGAAAACCAAAGGTATGTAGTTTACAAATCCATGCTTTTTAGCAGCGTTTATCAGTGTCGGCATCTGCTCAAAACTGCAGAAAACAATCATGCACGGGCTGTTGCTGCTTCTGCCACGTGATACGGTTTTCGTATCTTCTTTCTTCAACAGTTTGCTGCAAAAATGAAAATACTCGTACAGATTGAAATTAAAATCTGTATTAAAAGCTGCTTTTCCGGCAAGTTTGCTTTCGCCGTTTTTATTGTCCCCACCTTTATACCACATGGGATTACTACCGTAGAAATTCGTACCCACGTTGTAGGGGATATCGGCAATAACAAGTTGTGCTTTCGGGATGCCGTACCGCTTATAATTTTGGAAATTGTCATTGAACAATTCTGTTTTTATGTTTTTCAAATCCATTCACCTCCCCGTCTTTTCCGTCTTTTCCGTCTTTTTCGATTAACCTCTTTTCTAACTCTTTCAAATTCTTCATCAGATATTCCGAATATCTCAATGTAATCATATTCTGGTGCGAACAACACCAATATATCGTCCTTCTTATAAATAGGCACCATGAAATCGCCTACAATATTCGCAGTATCGAACATTTGTATCCCTTTTTCAAAATTCTCTTTCAAAAAAACGACTAAATTTTCTATTCTCAAAATCAGTCTCCGCCTTTCTTATTTTTTAAAACGGCAAATCATCATCTTCAATGGTATTGTCGATGGGATAGAAACCATCGGCGTTGCTCTGTGATTTCGGCGCATCACTTGTCTGCCCTGCACTGCTGCTTGCCGCTTTACTCTCGGCAAACTCGAACGATTTCACGATAAAGGATACCGTGTTCTGCTTCTTCCCTTCCCTGTCGGTGTATTCATTCTGCGCAGCTTCGCACTCAAGGATGATTTTCGTACCCTTCTTTACAAACTGCCCCATTGCTTCCGCCTTTTCGCCGAAAGCGGAGATATTGAAAAAGCTCGTTTTCTTCTTGTCTCCGTATCCGCTTTCGACCGCAATGGAAGTTCTTCCGACCGCTAGAGGATTTGCGGACTGCGTGTATCTGAGTTCAACATCTCTTGTTGTTCTGCCAACAAAAATACATTTATTCATTTCTGCCTATCCCTCTTTCTAAATCTCTTTTTCGCTTTCTAATTATTCTCTGTAACCATCATATATTTCAATGAATAGTTCGTTTGTACTGGGAAAATTTTTCCCCACAACAATTTCTCCTGCAAAGTTGGCAAGTTTCATAAATTCGTCAGCCTTTTCGATAGTTATATAGGCTTTTCCGTCTATGATTTCAACTTTATCTGATAACTGCGGATAATCTCTTAAAAGCTCATCTGCGCTACAATAAATGCTATGCGTATTTATCAATCTAAACTTCATAATTTCTCCTTTCTAAAACAGACACTCATTAGGATTAGCGAGTAGCAATTCATCATTACGCCCTGCAACGTACACATTCGCCGCAGGACAAGCTTCTTTCATACGCTCGATGAATTTATCGGAATCGGCATTATCAGCTGACAGATGGCACATTATGACGTTATGCAAGGAATCAGAATTATTCGCCCTTACAAACTCACAAGCTGTTCCAATCTCCAAGTGACCGCCGAAAATATGATTCTTTTTTCCCCCGTTATCTGGATAAATCATATTCCTGTCATAATTCACGCCGAGAAGAATATGGTTTATATTTTTGAACCGCCATTTGACAATAGCCGTATCAGTGATATAAAGCATTCTTCCCATTTCTTTGTGCATAATCAGAAAACCGAATATCGGGCAATCCGTTCCGTCTGCATCTGTGTGTGTCCATCTGCCGCCAATCGTTGTAAGGTCAAACGCCTGCACTCTAAAACCAGAAATATTTTTCAAGCCGATGTCGCTTTCGTTTTCATACGGCTTTAAAACAGGAACACCCATTCTTTCAAATTCATTGACCGATTTTGAGTGGTCAGCGTGTTTATGGGTAACAATCGCACCGACAACATCAGAAATTTTCCAACCGATTCCTTTCTTAATTTTCTTTTCGTTCTCCCCCAAGTCCAAAAGAAGAATCTCTCCTGTGCCTGCAATAAGTGCGTGGCAATTTCCGCTTGAACCCGTTGCTATCGTTTTTAGCAGCACTTTCGCACCTCCTAACGATTATTCAATACCATCAACATGGTATCTTCCTATTGCAATACATCTTAATTTCGTCAAGAACAACCTCCACAACATCCATGTCTTACGCAAGAATTAAAAACCAAATCTATTTCTCTTGCATACTGACGGTATTGTTCCGGTAATTTGTTTAAGTATATTTCCCATTCTCCTGAGTGCGTGCGATATTCTTCATCTATCCATCCTCCAGATTGCCAAAACGAATCATAATTAGAATCATTAAATTTTGATGTTTTCAAACAATAATCCTTATAATCATGACCGAATTTAACTATTTCTCCGTCAATTTTTAAAGTCAATACCCCCCTGCAAAGATTAGGGAAAGAACCTGTATAATTGACAAATTCAACATGTTCTGTTTTTGAGATATTCTCTGTGTTTGTATCGACTATCATCATCACACCCCACTATCATACGGAAATCGAAAGACTCTCGGATAATTGAAAGCGAAATAACTTCCGTTGATACTTTTTGTTTCTTGGAAGTTTACGTATTCCGCTCTCAACATTTTCATAGCCTTTTCGGCTTTTTCTTTTGTTGAGTATTCTCCCATTACACAACATATTTTTGCTGTATTTGCTATAGGCTCTGCAATAACTTGCTCTTGGTGTATATTGTGCGTTGAGATTGCCACGAATTCATACGGTAAATCAACTTTTCCGTTCTGACTAATAATTCTCATAAATCATCCCTCCTGCACAAATTCCCCATCAATGATGTTTTCTTCGTCAAAATCAACGGCATTTGCACTTTCCACAACATCATCCTGTGTCTGGCGGTATGTATCGTCCAATTCAATTTGTGCCTGTCTCGCCATCTGGTCATAATCCTTCGGATACTTCCTCGTGGCATTGTTGCACATTTTCCTCTGAATCATGCTCTCTGGCGTATCCAACCATGCACCGCTGATAAAAGGTCTTGCGACTTCACATTCCAACATATCATCAACTGTGCTGCACGCTCTCAATGCGTTCAGAATTTCATCCTTCTTTGCCTTGATTTCCTTTTTCTGCTTGTCCGTAGCCTTGTATCTGTCCTCGCAGATGCCGAATGTGGCGTTCATCATATTTTGCTTAACGTGAGCCAACAAATTGACCTTTATGCTTGCCCTATCGGCTGTCAGATACGTCACTGTGCCGTCTTTCAATTTGACAGGATACACCACCCTAACCGCTTTATCGGACAACCCTTTTTCTTCCCATTCTGGCGGTGTCAGCTCCAATCCCTTATGTTTGGGTGGGATATAAACGTCCCCTTCCTTAACCACCCAGTACGGATAAACCTGTTCAACGTCTTTGCCATAATGAGAAAGAAGGGAATCATATCCTGCACCCTCAATACCCATTTCAACAACCTTCACCCATTCATTACCACGCTTGACATTTCTAAGCTGGAAATAACACTCCCTCGGATATGCCGCAGGGTTCAATTTCAGCCCTGCACAGTTTTCAACGATGCCCCTCAAGTTGCTTGTATCGAGGGAGTTCATGTTCGCTTTTCCATCGTTCTTTACAAGATTGTAAATGCTCCCGACCGCCTCCATAGCGCATTTTCTGGAATACTCGTCAAAAATAACGCCGCAAGCCTCATAATCTTTGGCAATTAGTCCTGTGATTTCGTTAGACCACCGGCTTAATGCTGTTGTAAATTCCTTCTTTTCTGTCAACTGTGTATTTTCAGCCATTATTTCATTCCTCCTCCAACGGTCTGTTCCAACATTCTTCGCATTCTTCTGAAACAAATTGTTCGTCCGTATCTAAAAAGCACTCTTTATTTGTCGCATATCCCAACGAATGAGGGCAAATTTCTGGAAATTTGTTACGTATCAGTTCAGCTTTCGGATACTTCTCCAAGAAATCCTGCAAAATCGTTTTTCTCGGATGTTCTTTAGACCATTTTTTCACGGTAGCGATTACTTTTTCTATATCATTAAAAACCCACTTACAAGGCATACAACTGCGAGATGAAGAATCTTCCATTGGGCAATCACTACAAAACGGATACTTTTGACACATTCTATGCCATTCTCTCAAAAACTCTAACGCCTTCATTTCTGCCATTCTGCATCACTCCACTTCCTTAATTTCTCCATCTTCCAACCGATACCATGTATCTTCTTTGTATTTATCCCCATCAATCTGGATTGCTTTGTAATTGACGATTTCTCCTTCATCGTTTCGCTCCACCATAACAATCACACTACCCATGCCGCCTTTAGCTCTGCCACCGTTTTCAGAAACCATGATAGAATGTTTTCCGCCTGCCAGTTTAGCCCCGTTTCCGCCTGCCAGTGTAGCCCCGTTTCCGCCTGCCAGTTTAGCGTTGTATCCGCCTGCCAGTGTAGCCCCGTTTCCGCCTGCCAGTTTAGCGTTGT